GTTAACCGGCTGATATTCTTGAAGATTTGACCTACCCTCCCCTATGTCATTGATTTGATTGAATATTGTACTAGATTGACCTTATTTACTGATAACCTGGCTTTGATTCGACTTGATTTGATTAGAATTTGCTTGTGTTATAGAACGTTTGTTCTAATTATTGGTTTTAATTTGTTCCCGGCGACTGGCTATTTATTCCAGGGATGATTCGGGTCAATTGGATTGCCTGAAGTATCACAAGCGGGTAAGACTTTGCCATGGTCGATTTTACGCTTGAGTCCACTATGACAAGTGGAGCACAACCCTTGCCAATTTTTATGATCCCAAAATAGATTGTAATTATTGTTGTGTGGTTTGATATGGTCCACTAATGTTGCTGGCTGAAGAATGCCAATTGATTTACAGTAAACACATAGACAATGATCAGGAAGTCGGAGGAAAGATTTACTTTCAAACCGCCACCGTCTGGAATCATAAAGGCGCTTGCCTGTAGGTTTGCCTGTATTGCCTGTAGGTGCTTGATTGTTATTGTTGCTAGCCATGAATTGATAATACATTTATTTACATTTAAATTACATTTAATTTTAAGATATTTATTTATTTATTTTTTAATTATTTTTTATTTTTATTGAATTTATTTTTAATTATTTTTAAATGTGTTGGAATATTAGATAGTTATGATTTAATATATTATCAAAAAAAGCTTGACAAATAGTAATAACGAGATTATGTTAATAATCAAGAAAAGGAAATAATAAACAAATAAACTGATTAAAACAAGATGGAGGGTTGAACCATGATAGAAAACAATAATAAGATTTACGATCAAATAATGAATAGCGGTCTATTTTCCTTTGACGATGAAAGCGGAAAATATTTTTCACATGATGGTTGTGATGTTTGCGCTGAAAGAACCGGGAAAAGATTAGGCAATGATGTTTATGATGCAAATGGATATCTTAATTTTACCGATGCTAAAAACAACCCTGAAAGTATTTATAAGTTTAAAATTTGCGGTATGTGCTTGAATACATATGCGAACAATGAACCTTTTGAAGATTAATTAATGGAGGTATTAAGATGAATAAAAGCAATCGAAAATAAAATCAATTGTCAAAGTTTAGGAAAAGAGGGAAACATTGAGAAGACATAAATTTCTTGATGAATTCATTATGGCTATGGGATCGGCAAGCTATACCTACAAAAACCCAAAAAGAAAACATGATTTCTGGGAAATAAGAGGAAACAAGTCAACTCATAATTCGGGCGACAAAAAAATAAACCATCTTCTTGTTGAATGGGATAATATTTATAAATTGACCGGCGAACCGATGCGATTTACAGCAAGTGGGAAAAAAATAACAAGCTGGTAAATGTAAATAATAATTAAAGATAACTAACGAAATTAAACTAACAAACCATAGATCATAGGAGGATAATATCATGAACCATCAAAGAGTAGTTGAAAGTTTTAAAGAAGGAAAAGAACGTCACGGATCAAGAATATTTGCCGAAAATGGAAATTTGTATTCATATGGAAAGCATTTTATACTGGCAGCAAAAAGACCGGCAGATAAAAATTTGCTGGACGATAAGGAATGGGTTTTGCTGAATGGTGACAAGTATTCTGTATCAACCTCAAAGCATCAAAGAATTGTTTTCAGGATATTCGACAATTCACCTTCTATAAGCTTTTCGGCGCTAAGGTCCGCCGGTCTTTGGTATGATTCAGTAAAGCTTGTGGATTATTGGGCGAGTACACGAAAGTACGCTGTCAACCCTAATGAATACGATATTGCTTCTGAATGGGGAATGAAGAATAAAAAAGAATGGGATGCTTTCAAAGTTCCTGTCGGTGCAACATATTTTGAAAGTAAGGATAAAGAAACTGGGGAAATTACCGAAAAATCATGGCATAGGATCGGCGCGGTATTACTGGAATACGCCGGGAAATATTACCTATGCGCCATGGATGAAGGTTCTTATTTTATTTCCCTCTTGCCTCGTAAAGTAACCAGCATAACAAAAGCTTTTCAGGCGCTAAAACCTCGTGAAGTAATCAAGGCGGAAAAGGCGGGAGTCAAGGGAGTCAAGGTTGTTCGTCAAGGTGAATGGTTTTTTATACCAGTCAATAAAGTAATTAAGGAAAAAGAATTTGCAAAACAATCCGCTTTACCGGCTACAGTGGAAAGCAGTAACCAGCATGTATGCAAGCGCCTGGTAAAAGTCAATGGTGAATATTTTGTCAAGGGAAGAGTCCGCCACATTGGACGATTCGGAAAAGGTCAACACAAGACTGTTATACTTGGCGATGGTAAAAATGATGTTTATAAGGCGGTCAAAAACACGTCTAAGGGCGACTGGTCAAGCCATGGCAATGTGGATTGATGTTATTAATACCATACTGACAAATTAAATTAAGCATGATGATTGACAATAAAAATAAATGGAGGTCACAAGATGGAAACAAAAGAGGCTAAAATCAAATTGTTGAACCTGGAAGTTATTAACCTGCAAAAAGCAATTTCCTTATGCGATAAAATAATCGAAATCGTGCCTAAGTTTGACGGAAAGGCCGCTAATAAAAGACTTGATACCGCACTAAAAGAAATCGATAAAAGTTTATCGTTTAATATGCGGTATAATTCTTTTATAATTGAAATGTACAAGCAAGATAGGTCAATCAATGTGGGCGATAATTGGCAGTACTTGAGGGACCATAGCGTATCGATTGTTCATTCGTCCATACAATCATCTAGCGGTGATGGGGTATGTCAAGACGGTCAACACATTTCCGGCGAACAGCTTATTAAGGATATCCAAAGAAATAAGAAATACATGGAAGATAGTTTAAAATCTTTGACTATTGATTTAGGGCATATCGACTACATTTCTGACTGGTACGATGATATTCAAGGGTTGAAGGCAAAGTTTAAAGATACTGTATCGTACCAGGTCCGGGAATACTTTGGATTTGATTTTAAGAGGTAATAACAAATAAATCATAATGGAGGTTACAAAATGAAAGTTGAAAATATGGAAAGTAGTCGCGGGAATAAAATTGCAAATCAATTTATAATTACCGATGATGAAAATGGAAAAACAGTCTTTCAGAGTTATAAGTCGATCATTGTAATGATAAGACATGGCGAAACTTTTCTTGACGTAAATAAATGGGATTATTCAGTCACAACCGGGAAATATCGAAATCAATTCCTTAATGAAACAAAAAAGGAAACACAAAGAAAAATTAACAGCGGGATATATAAACTTGTGGACCTGAACAGCAGCGAATTGTAAAAAAAATAAAATTGGGAGGCTAACAAAATGCGCGTAAGATATCATATGCAAAACTCAACACATATGATTGAATTCATCTGGTCAAAAGATGGAATTCAAGCGGCTAAAGAGTATAGAAAAAATAACCCTGATTTCAAGTACAGGCCAATTAAAGTAGTTATTCAGGCTTTCCCTGATCGTATCCAATGTGGGAAAATATACGAATTGACCTAACCTTAACGGAGGCTGTACAGTGAAAAATAAAAAATCAATATGCCGAACATGCAAAAAAGAATTGACAAATACCGATCCGCAAAGAAGGCAAAGGGTAGTAGAAAATAGGTGCATTGTCGGCTATACTTGGATATTTACGGGCGAATGTTCAACTTGTAGTAGCGATAGGATTGTTACGAACAGATGGAAGAAAAGAAGTAATGAAGATATAATACAGGTGATTGAAGGCAACCAACATAATATTTGCATATTGCAAAAAATATTAAACAAACGGGAGGCGGACCATGGAAAGAATAAATAGTGAAAGTGATTTGAACCTGGAAAAATTTGACATAGCCTATAGGAATCATCGCGCCGGGAAGTATTTGCATCAAAAGGAAGAGCAAAAGAATGCGTTAAAAAAAGATAAACAGTCAATGGTATCTATTGTCATTACGGACGTTATTCTTGCGGCAATGATTATTGCATTTTTTTACGCAATGACTACTCACTAAAATATTGATAGTAATACATATAAAAAGGGAGGATATAAAAACCATGCTGTTAATATTTGCGATTATTATTATTGTTTGCGTATTTTCTTTTGGGATACCGGGAGGCGGAAAAATAACGCCAAAGATAAAAAAATAGTGACCAATTAAATAGACTCAAAACATTTAAAGACTGGTTTAATTACCAGTCTTTTTTTTTACTATGCAATTTCCATTTTCCATGTCTTCCACAATATTTTATATTATTACTTTCGGGAATCATCCAGTATAATTTATCCGGTTCTATAATCAAGGTGCTATTGAATGAAGGTTTGACTTTTAGGCATCGGGAAAGTTCATCCATGGATAAATCAACTTTTACCGGATCATTCGAAGGAAGAGGCACGGCTACGGTAATAACGGCAAGGGAAATTAATACCAGGGAAATAATTCCCATACAGAAAAGAAATAGCAATAAAAAACTATTCAATACCTTCTTGAAATAATTACTTCCTGGCGTGTAGTTTTTCATTAATTCCCTTCTCGATAAGGTGTCTTGCCATTGACGCAGGTGTTTGGCCCGGTTCCAAGTTGGAAACTTTTTTCAATTTTTTCTTGTATTCAATTGTAAGACATACCGTCATTTTAGAATCCTTGCGGTCTGCCGGATTTGAAAAATCAGGTCTGCCACGTCTTTTAGTTTTACCTCTTGTTGGCATACTATTACCTCCATAATTTAGAAATTCTTGCATAAAGCATACAACCCATAACCTAACATACCTATAATTTGCATACTTACAATGTAATATTTATCATAGTTTAATATATTGTCAAGTGGAAAAATAAAAGATGTAGGTTATAAATGATTGTTTCGACCGATAATGATAAATAAACATTCAAATAAATCTTCTACTCGATGATTATTAACATCAGAAAGTTTTTCTTTTAATATAAGCAATCCCTTTGCCGAGGATCTATCCATTTCAGATTTTTCCATTTTCGTGCGATTAAATATAGTAACCTTTTCTTTGTCTCGATGGGATCTCCTGGCATATACCATGTCAGTGCTCTCTATCGCATACCACCGGGGAAGCCAAGGAGGAATAGTTGATGATATGCCCCTATCTCTTTTTTGGTGGACCCTGGCGTATTTACGGTTGCCTGGATAGGTATTCATTTTTTGGGATTTTCGCCATCAGAAAGCAAGACTTTAACTATATCTGCCTCTTGGCTTCCTATCCTATTAAGAAAATTCTGAACTTGAGTCTCATTCATAGTAAATGATATAGTCATTTCGACAAAGCTAAATCTGCTAAATGTAGAAAATACTTGAAGGTCTTTTATACGCCCTTCTGCTGCTACTTTCATATTTACCATACCTTTCTTTTACTCAGTATACCATTTCACCCGTAACATATTATGAGTTGCGATTGATGAGAAAAACACATAATCAACAAATTTATTTCCATTGTGTTCGTCGGAGAAATGAAGATCTCCACTATTGCTCCATACCAATGGATAAGAAACTGTGCTTAAAAATGAATAAGAAATATACCCCCTGGTGAAATCAAGATGTCTCGTGGCAGGAAGAGAGGTAAGTATCAACCCAACAGAATGCTGAAGCACGAATCCTGCCTGAGCAAAATTACGATATTTTGTTGAGCTATACCCAGAGCCAACAACTTCATTAAATCCTTCCTGGTGAATATCCATGTTGTTAATTGAAGCGTATAAGTAATGCCCAGCAGTGTGGACAGCTATGGAAGTAACCATACCCAAGGCAACCATTTTATAATCCGCTTGTTTAAATACCTTCGTGTCAACTCCAAAGAAATAGAAATCCCATGAAGCATTAACTGGTGCCGGGGATAGGAATATAAACACGATGGATAAGATGAATAACAATATTTTTTTCATAAAAGTCCTTATGAATCTTGCTGGTTTTTAAAGCTCTTTTCATGTTTTCCGGGCCAGTAGGTAATAAAAAATAATGCAGCAATCACAGCTAATATTGTCGGAATTGCCCTGAGTACGATCCATAGGATATAAAGTTTATTTTTCATATTTATCTCCTTTCTGAAGTTGGTGGCTGATTTCCGCTTATTGCACTGTTATATTATTTTACAGTTCACCTGACAAAAAGGACAAATTTCATACCCAGCAAACATAATAATATCTTTCTCTTTAATAGTACGACCACAGTACTGGCATTGAATTTCTGTTTCATCCGTACATCCGTCATCCGATTTCTGTTTAAAATTAATAAAAAATATTTGTTGTTGCATTTGACAATCCTTTCATCTTACAAATATAACAATGTTTATCCAGCCGACAAGCGCCTGACTCGCACGTTAGCACTTATACCCTGTACGTTTGTGATAAACCTCGCCTCTAAATAATGTAGCCCATGCAATATATACAAAATTATGTCCATAAAATCCTCCAGTATACTCCGATTGATTTTTTATTATTTCACCATCCTGGAACAAACGGAATTTTTATCAATTGAATACAGGAAATTTTTGTATCTACTGAATACTCCAATGGCAATAATAAATCCTTATCATCCCTAGTTGCCATCGCTGCAATCCGATAAAAGAAGTCTTCAAATTCTTCAGGAAGTGAAAAGTCGCGCCAACCATCCCTGAGCGACATTCTCCGGTAAGTTTCTATATCGCATGAGGATAAATAATCACCGCATGTTTCCAGGTGAACTAAATTACATGGCAAATGTCTCTGCGTATACTCCGCACCATGACCAGTTATATGATTATATATTTGCGAGATTAATTTAGATGTCATTCCGACATAAAAATTCCCATCGGAGCAATCCAGTATGTAGATATAATATTTTTTTATAAATTGATTTTTCGCAATGGACCATCCCATGTTACCAGGCTCCCTTCAAGACGAAATCCACAACGCGACGAGGCTGGTTCATCGCGGCCCCGGCTTTGGCTACGCCAGCCCAGCCGCGAGAGCCTCTTTCGGTTGATGGATTTCTTTTGCTCACTGCCTTTGTTACCATTGCCATACTCATTAGATGCTTAATTAGATGTTTAATTTTGATGCTATAATATATTCTTAAAATACCATTGTCAAGGATTATTTTTCATAATACTATAAATCAAAACGGAACATCTTCTAAATCATCATTATAATTAAATAAATTTACTTCTTCTTTTTTAACCTTTCCGCATTTACTATTCCCGGTAAATGGATAAATCACTTTTTCTGCCGGTTTATATATGATTGGTTGAAAATCATATTCCGGCTTTACTGTCATGTCTGGGTTTGCTAATAGATTTTCTCCCCAGGTGATTGCATCTTTGAACCATTCGGGCCAGAGGGATGGTTTTTGAAGATACACACGGTTGACTTGTTCATCGATAATGTAACAATTATGAGCAGCGTATCCATTAGCTAAAAAAGTGCACGTAGATGTCTGCATAACGGCTATCTCTCTAATTCCTCCATCTTCGATAGCTTCGATATCTTCATTGACTAGCATAGATTGCAAGGACTGGTTAGCACCAGAATTCGTAAACTTATTCAACAACCTATTTGGTCTTATTTGACCCAAAAGCCTTAACACTTCTGAAAAATTTCCCAACAGAGAAATGCCTCTCATATCCTTCCCGGTAGTCTTGAATTCTGAATAATTAAAATTAAATTCGGATAAAATATTTTTTATTTTTTCCAAGACAAACCCTTCTTTTTGCGATATAGATATCCGAGGGACAAATCTATTTCTTTCACCTTGATGTAAACTCAAGCACCCTTCTCCGTCCATAATCCCAGACAGCCAGCCAGCATTATAAGAGTTTGATTCCTTCCATGTTGGCATTAATTTAATAATAGACCAATACTTGCTAAATCCATTTCTTTTGTGAAGTTTTTTAAGGTTGGATGCCTCAACCCACTTAGCAACACCTTTAGTGCCACGAACTAACCACTTATGGTTAGGCGTACAAAATATATCTTCATTGTTCTTGAAAATAATTCTTAAAGTTTTAGCTTTGGTAAATTTGATTTCCTCTACTATGCCAAATTTCCATCTACGGAATGGGGATTTCGTCCAATTAACCCTTGCACATTTTTTTGGGGCACCTTTGTCTTCATCAAATGCAAATAATTTATCGCCAACTTTAATACTTCCAATTTCTACCCATCTTAAATCATTTGTTAAAGTTTTCACATCGGGGGTAACGCATACGCAGCTATCATCCTTTGACCTCATACCTCTTCCGCACGATTGCAATACGCTCAACATCATTTGTGCGCTATACCAAAGCTTACCGATGTTTGATGAATACACACGTTGAGACACTACACGATCACCAAGGGATAAAAAAGGTGCTTTTGCGATAATTACAAACTGACACTTATCCCCATCGAGTGACAACCCACGTTCCAAGCTGGGAGATATTAAAACACTGTCATCATTACGCTCGATAAAAGCATCAACAACTTCTTGCCTATCGCTCGATGTATGGAATAATAACCGATTAGATTTCACCCCATCGAAAATTGATTGTCCAAGTTTAAAGCTAACACAATGAATCAATCCTTTCTGTCCAGGGTGCCAGGAAAGGATTCTATTAATCCCTTTTAGAAGTTTAGGTATTTCTGTATCGGTTGTCTTTGCGGTCATGGAGCATACAGGCCAGATATTTATAGGTCGTTTTTCAATGGGAAAAGTTGATGGGATAGCTTTGTAATCAACATCGGCAATATCAATCCCCAGAGTTTTACATAATACCGGGATTGGGAGAAAACTTGCGGACATAAGTAAAAATTTATCTGAATGCTTCCAAAGAAATGTTTCTGCCAGGTCTGGCGTAATCCACAGTGGACGAAAAGTTGTAACAGCCTGCCTGCTGCCTACCCTGGGAGTTTCCTCTATCAGCCAGTCTCTATCGACGTTATTTATAAATATTACACACCGCTCGATCAGATGTTTGAAATATTCCCGCTCTTTGACTTTCTTGAACTGCCAATCCTCTTCGATTTTGTCAAACCGTGAAATCTCGTCATCTAATATTTTATGAACTTGCTCGGATCGATAGAGAGCAGCTTGCCCAAATTCTTTCCAGTTGGATACGCCATCCTTGGAAGTTGCTGTCTTAGAGGTTGGCTTATCAATCCCCAACCGGTATAGTGCTCGTTCGGTAAACGACAGGGAAATATGATTTACAAATGTTCCTTCTAAACTGTCAGCCTCATCAATGATCGTAAACGGAGATCCAGAAAATATACCGACATAATTTATCTCAGTGAGAAAATAGCTGTAATTTAATATTCGCAAGTTTGATTTTGCAGCAGCCCTTTTCGCTATGGTATATTGGCAAGGAACTTCGCATGGATTTTTTTTAGTCGCCAAGCACTGATCACAAGTTTTGGTGTAGTCAGCAGCGCATGGATAATTACCTCTTCCCCAGAGATTTTTTGCTTCCGGGAAATCAGAGAGAAGTTGTGATTGGAGGAGTTTTGTTCCACAGAGATAGTTGGCTTCATGAGCCATTACGCCACAGACCATACCAAGAACCGATTTTCCGAATCCGGTTGGGCACTCCATAATAACAAACTTCTTCTCACTTTCATTAACAAATTCAACAGCTTCTTTTTGATACTCTCTCCAATTAAACTGTTTAAATTTACTCAGCATCCCTTTAGCTTTATCTGCTGTCAGGTTATTATGTGTATAAATCCCCTTAGTTGCGAGAAATTCATCAATCTCATCCTCAGTAGTAAATGTCACTAATTCTGGAAATCGCTTCATACATACAGGGCCGATGGAGAATTTCGTGGAGGATTCATCAGTGATAGGACGGTTACAGATTTTACATTTCATGTTTTGTTTTTTCCTTTTCTATGTTTTTATAATTTGTTGCCCTTAAATAGTTTCATTAGTTAGGGGGGGGTGTGCAATCACCCCAGTTTTTTGAGATCGTTCAACCTACCCCCCAAAGAATTAGTTGTGGGTAGGAAATTATGCTACACCTAGACTCCGTTTTCACCAAGTCACGCAGAAAGTTAAAAATCCAGCAGCTAACCAATAGCCGATATGCCGCCAATCGCCAGAGGGAATATATATACATGCCGCTATAACATCTAATAAAATTAATATACTTGGAAATATTTTTTCCATATTATTTCTCAAACCTTTCCCCAATCAACTTGAACCCCCGGCGCTCCAATTCTTCCCTGGCAGCAATTTTCACATCAAATGGCACCCGCCAGTTTAAATCAGTCGAATGCAGGGACTTGTAAAATTTCCCAGAGTAAACAGGTTTAGCCAACCACATGAGATATGATTCATCGGTTAGGGCGGAAAGTGACTGACCTCGGTATTTGCCAAATTCGATAATTACTATCCGGTTCATTTGAAACCTCCAATCCTATAGAATAACTAATTTATAAAACAACTACTTCGTGAAATTTCCCATCAGGTGATGGAAAGTTTTTGTTATAATCTCTAACAAACTCAAGCTTTTCTTCTTTTCCTCTTTCTTTTTCCGAATCTTCCCGCTCTTTCTCTTTCCTGAAAAGATCCTCATAAAATTCTTCTAATTTGGGGTCACGATATCGGGGATATTTTCTATTACCCTGATAAAAACTTAATTTATTACAGGAGTTTTGCATTATTTTTGATGTACGGATAGCTGCAACCAAAAGAGAAATTTCCGAATCCTCCCTCGATTTTTTAAATTCTTTCGATTCGCGTAGTATGTCGAACGATTTCCCATTCCACGAAATCACTCCCCAGCTTTCGGGGATTTCTTCTAAGTCGCGGATAATGGATTTATCGGAAGCAGAGTAATAGCGATAATCGCCCATGCCATTTTCTTCACAGTGTCGATAGTGCTTTTCTTGATCAATCGCAAAATCACCCCTTGAAATCTTGCATTCAATAACCAAACAATCGCCACCATCAAAAAATCCTATCACGTCTGGATTTTCCCCTATTGTCACTTTTGGTTCCAGAAGAACCACCGGACACTTTTGATTTTCTTGTAACCACTTGGCAGATAAATAAACTAATTCTGAATGAGTCATATCAAGCCTCCAAGCCTATTATAAAAGAATATACATAGTAACGCGATTCCCGAAAAGTACCATAACCTGACAACCTCATAACCTGTATAGGCAATTTCATGAATAATAATGCTACTTTAACTAATAAGTTTGGGTAGTTATCAACAGGTTTTTTTGCAATCATCAATTTTACCGTCTTTTTATGTATTTTAAAGGTTATTAAGTTATTAGGTTATTGGTAATCACAACTCGATAACCTAATAACCTGATTTTAAATAAACTACTAAAATTACAATCCATTTCCAGTTTTTTTATATTCTCTTATGTTAAACAGCATAGTTTCTACCGTATTATGCTTATTAAGCATACTATCGAAATATTCCTTAACCCCTCTTTTTGGGAAATCTCGATCTGCTGTGTCAATAAGATGATTAATTGTCTCCATACCCCATTCAATATTTTTCCCAGCAATATTCTTTTTACACTCTTGCAAAATGGTTGTTATCCGTTTTTCAACCATTTCAACATGAGATATATATGCCAATTCTTCATCAATCATTACAAGCTCATTAAATGTAGCATCAGCCCGTAATTTTATTTTTCCTTTGCGCCTGACAAGTATTTCATAGTCCACTTTCAATCCCTTGGAAATCGCATCCCGAATAACGTCAGATATTGTCTGAAAGTTATTAGGAGAAGATTCCTTGATGATTTCAGCCAACCGTAACTCTTTAGCCTCTAGGGTTATGGATCTTGTAGATGTTTGCTCACCTTTTTTCACCCTGCCAGTGAAAACCATCCTGTCCACAAAATCTTCCCAAGGTATTTCCGAGAATACTGAGGAGAATTCGTATTCTTTCTTTATAGTTCCACGTTCAACAGCTTTTGCCCTCATTTTTTCCCTCCAAGGAAATAGTCAAGTAGTTGAATAATAGAAAATATTCAGCTAAAACGGTTGTATATCTTCCGGGTTCATCTTTATTCCCCAGAAATCATCTTTCGCAGTAAATAAGCAAGTTTGAGGTTTGTATCTTATATTATTAACTCTTTTCCAGGTAAACCATAAAGCAGCCTGCAATTGATTGGGGATAAGCCCATTTCTTGCAGATACTATTTTTGAAATCATATGCAATTTTGTTATATTTTTCCCTGCTTAAAGCTGATTCACTCATGGTAGCCTTTTCGCCGCGCCAAACATTATGCATATGTCCATCAATTGTCACATATCTTTTACTATCTGGAAGAAGAATATTACAGTAGAAATTCGTTATCTTTAAGCCATCTGTTTCCAGTAAAAAATCTTTATTCCCAACCATGTAATTATAGGCCCGGAATAAACAATGACAATAGGTGCTGACGACGATATCTTCCTTGGGCCTACCATCACCAATACCTTGGATTAATGACACCAGGGATCGAACGTTGCCAATAAAATCGTTATTCGGAGACAAAGACACGAAAGCCGCGACGGTTTGTGAAAATCCCACCTTATAATATGATGAAATATTGCGAAGAAGGTTGTTGTAATTATGGTAAGCCTGTTTACCCTCATTCAGATCAACATCATCAACCAGAGATAACACTTTTTCAATGTTTTTAACGCTCATTGCGGTTTTCCACTCTTATAATTGTAGCGATGATTGCCCGGAAACTTTAATAATAGTTACCGGCTGATCACTACGATATCCCATAGAAAAATAAGCTGTATCTTGGAAACGAGCACTTTTATTTTTTGATAACAAATATTCCTTAAAAGTCTGAGTATCGACTTCCATTATTTGCATTTTTTGGATCTTGCATAAATTGCGAATCGACCTCCATATTTTAACCCATTTTTTTTCGTCAACTGGATAGATAATATATGTCATATGACGACTCTCCTTTTCTGTGTTTTATGATCTATTATTGGGTGATAGCTAGCTTTGACAAGTTTTTCTAATTTATCGGTAGCGTAAAATTCATATCGACCCGCATACCGTCCTCTGCTTGATATTAATTTAAGGTTTTTCACCAATCCTCGTTTTTCTAGGTCGAACACTTCGGAAAAAGAAAGGGGGATTGAAACTCCCTCGCATGTACACGACCATACAGTTCTTGCATCCGAAATCTCATCATTAGTCCACAGCTCACCCAATAAGCCGTTACACACGGACTGCGCTTGGCTTGCCGCATATTCACGCTCTGCGTTCCTTATATCACTTGTGTCATCTTTCATGTTATTTGCTCCTTTGCCGCTTGCCGGCGAACTAAACGTTGGGCTATGTTCTGCTGTGATCACACTTTAACAACATCCCGGCCTCTTCTTTTTCACAAGATGCACAATCCTCATCACATATTGCGTCAGTGCATTTCCTGATTTCAGCACGCTTAATATCTCGTTCGCTTTCGGTATTAAATAAAAGCGGCTTTCCACCTTCAGCGGCATTCATCCATTTGCCACCGCCCAGCCTGATTTGTATTCCAAATAATACTTTCCCGTTTGTCACATCCAGCCAATCATAATTTTTCGTTCTCATTTTAATTTCCTTTCAATAAAAGCGCCCAACAAGATTTATCCAGCCGACAAGCGGCTGACTTCCACGTTATATTTCATGCTTCACTCGATAATACTTAATACAATGATCGATAGTCCACCGGCAGATACTTTCCCGGTTGCCGATGTATACATGCACTCCATACCGGATACTGAAGCTCACTAAGCATTGTCTTATTAACTCAGGAGCAACCGATGAATGTAAATATGGACGGTAGAGATCGGACTCCCTGGCTTCGATGACCAGGCCGACCCATTCCATTTTTTTAAATCGAAGCATCTTGGCTTTCGTCTTTTCTCTTTCGGTTGAGCAATATGATATTAAATCAGATATACCCTTCCGCTCAATTGCAAAATTTGACTCAAATCCTCGCAAGGAATAATCTCCATCGTGAAGGGTGCAGGAACATATATTCAACCCTTTTGGTAAACGGGTTCCAAACAGAGGGGTCTGTTCTCTCGTATCTACTAAAATTGTCATTCCATCTGGAAATTTAAACGGCTTTAATTTATAGTCGGCAATTGTCTTTCCGATATCATGAGCAGTCTGGGGGATGTTTTTCAATCTCACTCCCCCTTGTCCACAGAATTGGAAAGGCTCCTTACTCTTAACTCATAGCAAAGAGCAGACTGAAGGTTAATTTCATCTTGATCCATGCGGTCAATATGATCAAGCGTATTTAACATTTTCATAATTTCCTCTTTGCTTAGTTCTGATATTTTCTTTACCGATGTTTTCTCGGCTGAATCTGTTGCTTGATCTTTCGGTGACGTTATCATGTTTATTCTCCTTGATTAACGAAATAGGTTTTGATGAATTTTCTGATTTTAAGAACAATGAATTAGTCACGGTTCCACGATTCCAGGCACCAATGGCATCATCCATTGAACTATAGCCGCTTGTTGATGGTTGCCCTGGGCATAATTCGTTTTTGCATGCCATTGCAAAGATAGGATTATTATCAACCGATTCCCCGCAAACAGGCATTGGAAATTCATCGCAGCAAGAGCATTTTTTAAGACCTTTTTTAGATCCTTCACGCGATATTATTTTTACCATGGTCTTTTACTACTCCATTATTTTGTTATTTAATTAGAAGTCATCATCAGGAAGATTATCCTTATCAAAGACTCCGCTTTTGGCATCAGCGCCGGGAGTGACAACTCCATGAGGTTGCTCTGATCCATGTCCAAATATATCGGTAACAATAGATCCGTCCTCTTCGACCATTTCACCCTCATCAATAAATATCCCTATCCCCCCGGAAGCATCGTACTGTTCTTTACTTTCGACTCGCTCAATCCACAATTGGAAATCATTATCCTTAACCATCTTGCGAAGGATAGCCATGTTCTTGGGGCCAAGGAGAGATCCATCTTTAATCCGTAATACCCGAATCATAGGATTAAGCGCCATCGAGATACCCATTGAAACCATAAGTTTTTCACCGTCAGAACATTGAGAGAGAGGAATATCGTTGTACAGAAGACCATCTTCGTCAAAGGATAACCCATCTACCGGCATCTTTGCGGCTGATAATAAATCAATACGTTTCCTTCGGACAGTTTCAATTTTCATATCTAATTTTTCGTATTCAGACTCAAGGGAATGCAGAACAATTAACTCATCATCATACTTTTTATTATCACGAATCTTGGAATTGATTTTTTCAGCATCGGATATTAGCTGGTTGAAGGTAGATATATCCTTAGCTTTCAGTTCTAAAAGAAGTGCTTTTTCTGCATTAAATTCCTTGCGCTTATCTTCCAGCTCATCCTTCATCTTTTTTAAAGCATCCCTCTCGATTCGCAATTCTTCCTCAAGACTGGAAATTTTTTCTTCTTTGCTTGGGATATATTCATCCCTGATTCTGATTGCCAACTTGCCCAAGGATGCATTAGCAGTCTGCCGGTTGTTGATAGAATTGTTGAAATTAATTGCTTCAGTTAATTGCTGAGATAACTCACTGACTGACAATTCCTTTGTGTTCTTCACTTCCCGCCACACATTAAATCCCTTGATCTTGGCCTGCTGAACCTTTACTTCACGACCTTTTGATGTGCGAAGATCAAAATAATTCTTTTCCTCAGTATCCAAAGAGTCTACATCAATACCAATCAAATCCAATAACACTCGGCGCTGTTTTTTACCTTCTTCATTTATAAACGCTAATGGATCAAATGATATTTTCCCAATTAATTTATCCAGAAATGATCGAGGAGTTTCCCCGGCATACACAGAGTCAGGTTCTATTTTTAAGCTGGTTCCTTTTTCCGTTATTTTTTTTGTCACAGTGAATGGAGGAATGTTCGCTGCCGGATCTCCATCGAGAGAAATTTTGACAATACCTTTTTTCGCGCCTTTTTTGATTGGTTGCTTGGGGAGGTCACGATCACCCTTGAAGGCGATTACGATAGCTTCCAGGATTGAACTTTTACCCATAGCATTCTCCCCTTTGATCTCGACAACTTCTGATTTGGGAGTAATGCCGATTGCGCGGATCTTTAAAACATTTTCCATCATAAGAGATAAAATTTTCATTTTTACTATTCCTTTCAGTTTTTTGATTTTTTATTAACAGCAGCACCTTGATCTTGGTTGTCTACACATCCCACAAACATTACCGGACTTGAGATCATTGTCTGCTTGTTTTTGCTCACACTCGACGCAAAGATACCGACTAGTTTCCCCTTCTCAACTTCTTTCCCGCATTTCTGGCAATGATCTTTTTCTGGCTGATTATTTTCCGATTGTACACTTGGTATCAATGATTTATTTTCAATTGCCCGTTTGATGACCTGATCAACTTTATCAACACTTACCAATCCCAAATCCACAGGAGGAAGAATTTTTTCCATCAGTGCTTCCAAGACTTCGCATTCCTTACATCCAACAGCAGGATTAGGAGGATTTTCCATTTCATATATATCCCTAGTGATGTTCAATGCGGCTCTGATGATTCTCCGATCATTGACTACCGGGACAACAACTGCATCGAAGCACATTCTGAACCCATCGTCAGTTATATTATCATAAGCAAATTGTTTCTCCGTCTTTGGCTCCATGTAAACCAAATATAACTCAGCTTCACGAGCCAATAATAACGAATAAACATTTTCCTGGATCTCGTACATCGGAAAAAGTTCATCTTGGGTATTGGTGTGTTTTGCTGTCTTAAAATCTGGAATTACTTTTTTGCCATCGGACTTTATCCAAATATCATCAGGAGCACCGGAAAGAGTGATGTTCGTTTTCGCATCGGTGTATTTTGATTTTGACCAATGAGGGACTTGCTCATACCCAACTATATTCCCAATTTCGCACATCCATTTTGGCAAGGATCTTTTAATTACCCCGTTGTTCCCATCGATGTCTTTTATTATCTCCATCGTGGAATTTGCCCTGTCGATAACATGATGCATACAGTGTTTCGTGTAGGCATCAATGCTTGAGAAGATTCCTGGGAACGATTGCCAGGGGAGTTTGTTACTCATTTTCAATTTAATCCAGTAGCATCGAGGACAGAAATTTTTTAATGCTACTGCTCCGAGATTTTTCGCGCTAATTTTTAGATGGTCCATGGTTTTATTCCTTTTCATTATTGATAATTTTGTTCTTACGTTGACGATCATAATCTGTAGCACATTTTCGGTGATATACTTGACCATGTTTGGCGAAGAATAATTCTTCTACTGGAGAATATCGTTTACAATATGAACACTTTTTCCAATCTGAGTGACCTGAATAATGCAGCGCACTTTTGGAATTGTTAAAAAATAAAGGAAATTCAGTCAGTGCTCTTTCGCTGCTCCATCCACGAATTAATCGGTTGTACACCGTATTAATTTTTTGGTTAAAAATCAGGCACCACTGTGACAAAGTTTTTGCTTCACCGAAAGCATGAATAATTTTATTATTTCTTTTGTTATTTGCTTGCTCTATCATTGTTGCCCATTTACAATTTCCTGGGCTATATCCATAATTATTATTGATTCGCTCGATAGTATGCTTTGGGCTGGGGGCAACACCCATATCGTTTAAGAAATTTATAAAACTTTCCATCCACCTGTCACAGATTTTAATTCCACGTTCTCCGTAATATTTATATTGTTTACAGGAAGAATTATTGCATCTCTCCCTTATGTGCTTCCACGCTCGATATTCTTTCGTATCCCTATACTGTTTGGTTTTCCCCTTTTTGAACATTGCCACGGGTACACCAACTTCCACAGAGGGATTTAGCATATTAAGTGTAGGGGAAGAACCCATCGTTAAACACCATCCATTTGTTCTTCTATTTCAGCCAACAATTCCCCGGTATTTGCAATTTTTTCAAATACCAGATTTCTGTTTATAACTGGAGTCTCGTAAATTCCCTTCATGTGGTCATATAACTTTTTCCCTTGCACATTCCAGTTAACTTTTTTCTTTTTAATATTGGCGATATCCCTCTGTGTTGCCTTTTTCTTACCAGCCTGCTTAGATGTCTCCACCGCACCTTTTAAGACTTCCACAGCTTCAGCAGCGCCCTTTTCCTTGACGATTTTGGTTGCCAACGTAGCAGATACCTCGCCATTGTTTACCATTGCAAGGATCTCATCAGGAGCGGCGGATAATTCAAGGAAATTTTTGATCTGGCTGATACTGTATCCGGTTTTTGCAACAATCATATCAGCGGCCCAGCCGAATTTCATCAGGCGTTTGATCACTTCTGCTGTCTCAAGGGCAGTGAGCGGCTTCCCTGTGTTGCGGGTAATCATGGAAAGAACACGATCAGGCTCATTGCTATACCGATCTTCCAGCTTCATAGGCACAGATAATATCTCCGCGCCTTCAGATATAGCAAGTAAAGTTGCCTTTAATCGGCAGTGACCATTTGTTACAAACAGGGTATCGTCTTCCAAATAACAGGTTAGAGGCTCTCGAACTCCCTCATTCTTGATGCTATCGGCTAAGAAACGAATATGAGCATCGAGATCCGGCCCCGGAAGACGCACATTCCAACCAGGAGCTTCGCGGAGAATTGTTGGATCTACTTGGTACATATCGGATCGCTTAATAATTAAGTCTTTGATTGCCATGAAATCGTTACCACCTTTCTATTTGTTTTTTTTAGATTTTTATATTTTTCTCTTCGCCGCCGACAGACCGGATTATTTCAGACAATAATTTCCCGGCATTCTTGACTTCAGAAACGATTCTGCTGAAATGTTTTTTGGTGATGATTCTGCCTGCATGAATACACTCAAGGGAATTAACCGCAACTTCTTTTCCCCAGAGACTAATGTCATTTTCGATCTTAACATTAGAGTCAAGACGTTTATCAAGACGTTTATCAGCATCCCACAACAACAATGTTTCATGCCCTTGATCAGTAAATTTTTTGTTTACATGACCAGGATAACTCAAGTATATGTTGGCAATCTCATCGCCAAATCTTTTCCGCAATTCATCCGATGTCATGATGCCGTGAAAACCAGTTATGATGATTTTATCACCAGGCATTGTCTTATAAGAAATTGACGCTGACTCTACCTCTGTAACCTGACACTTTACTGCGATTGCCCTTCCAGACGTTTTTGCGCTCATTACTTCTCTCCTTTTCTGTTTTTTTGTTTGGTGGTGGAGGATGGATTTGAACCATCGACATACAGGTTTGTTTTTTTCAAACTTTTCCGATGATGTTTCACGGAAAACCCGATTGCTCTAACCACTGAGCTACTCCACCATATTTATTTTTTTTGGTAGTCGTAGATGGATTTGAACCATCGACCTGTCGCTTATAAGGCAACTGCTCTGCCAACTGAGCTATACGACTATTTTATTACTATGATTGTTTCTTATACAACTTTCTCACGTTTTCACCGACTTTCCTGGCCCAATCAGGATCATCCACATTCAATTCAATCTCCTCGACAAAATCTTCAATATTATGAGGATTGATTCTGTACACTGGTCCATCATCGTCAGCGTCTACCTCGACATGTCTCAATTCGTGCCGGAGAAGCCTGACCCTGTCGATATCTTCCATGTGCTCCCAGGCCAGTTTATCAACAGAGATCACAAACTGATATCCCTCGCTATCCATTGCCTCATCAATTGTAAAGTGTCTGACCATTTCGTTAGGCTTCTGGCACTTGCCTAGTACCAACCTGCCGCGACTTACCCGCTTCTTGAGGTCAAATAAGAATTTTATCCTTACTTTCAATAATTCGGGAAACTCTTGGCTGATAACAGTTTCCGCCAGTGCGATTAATTTTCCTGTTACTTCCTCGTACCTGATCATTATTCCACATATCCTTTCTATGGATTTTTAATAATTTACTTAAAACTGTCGATTCTTGGAGGTAAAATTACACACCTTAACATAGCTATGAGAAGAATCAGCCCGTACATATGTAGAAACGGAATTGATTTATATGCACTTGGCAACCAGTACGTATAAACAGGAACAAGCCAGTTCCAAAGTGCCCACAGTGGTATAGCAAAAACAAAACAAACAACGATGATGATTGCTGCAATGAAAATTCCAATAACAACTTTTTCCATTAAAGACATACGACGACTCCTCCTTAACCTTATTATTTATTTTTTTTACATTTGCGGAGGATTGTGACCTGGTGCGCTAGTGGACTTCACAGGCTCATCAATTACCTTCGCTTCCCCTGTCGCTTCAAGACGTGACTCATCTAAATATTCCCATTCCCGAACCTTTCCATCAGTAGTCAAGTCTTTTGATTGTAGGCCGTAATGCTTGCATCCGGTAAAATATTTTGTCTGAGACATAACAACTCCGGTGAATCCAGTTACTTTATCTCTTACGACCTCCCCCAGCCCAAACTTAAAATCGACATTGCTCAATTTATTTATCCTCCTTGATTTTTTTATTGGGAGCCAGCACTCCCGTATCATACTATTTTTCGTGCTTAAACATTATTTAACCTCATGAACTATATGTTTAAGGTTAACCGTGGACTCGCTTTGTATTGCTGGATACATTGGTTATCCACGACTTCTCCGCTTAGCAATAACTACTTCCTACAGGAAATCATCATCGGGTGCGGCGGCTTTCTCTGCTGCCTTGTCGGAATCTTTCTTGCCTGCATCCTTCTTACCTTCCTTCACCGGGAATAAATCGGCTTCCAACTTTTCAATCGTGTCAGACATTTTGCCGAATCCGATAGCATTGACTGCGATTTGCTGTTCACCTTTTTTATCCTTATATTCATTCTGCTTGGTCTTGATCCGCATAAACTGACCAGGCAGATTTGTTTTGAGTTTCGCCATTACCGCATCGCTGAACACAGACACGTCGCCGGGGAATGCTTTGGCAAATTTTGCAAACAGGCCAGTGGCACCGAGGAAATTCGTAACCATCTGTTCACCTTTTTTGTTTTCAGCAACGATGATGTCAATTGCAACTTCATGGCTTTCGTCTGTTTCGTCATCGACAACCAACGGGATTTTCCAGTTCTTGTCACCTTGTTTATTAAGGGAAATGATCTCGACATCTTCTTTCTTGGACTTAAGATAATCGATTCCCTCGGCAAATTTGACAACATGCCAACCGTCCTCTGCACGTTTAAAACCTGATTCAATAACTCCTCTTTCTTCTGCTTTTGCCCTCATTTGATATACTCCTTTTTCGAATGGTTAATGGGTAAATGATAAATAGTTTGCCTTTGTAATCAAAAGCCTTCTTACCTTCTGTTGCCTTCTGCTGTCTTTCACTACTTTAAAACAAATACTAATCCTTCTTTAACTGATTATTCATCTGCTTCACGTTATACATTTCCGTTCGGACTTCTTTGAGAGATCGAACAAAATCTTTGACACCTACTTTTTCGTTATGATAATACTTTTTTATTGTGTCAGATACATCCGCATCGATATCCCAAGCAATCCGCGAACCTTGACCTGGCCTTGCCTTAGAACAAATATATGGGATTGCTATGTATCCCATCATTGCTAAGAAGGCGACAATGTTCGCATCCTCAACTGTTGTTGTTTTTTTGGAAATTTCTTCTGCCACGCATGCCTCCTTTCTTCTTTATTTATTTATGACGCATAAATTACCAATGCCTCCTTCCTCTTTATTAATTGTTATCTAAACACACCATTGGCTTCTTCAAAGATTTTCTTCACATTGTATCTTCTTTTTATCACTCCCTTTGGAGGATACGGACCTGTCCACTTAGCCAGGTATGTTTCATTCTTATCGAAGCTTGCCAATGGCGCATGATATTTCCATAGAGTTTCCAAACTTGAATCCCAAGAAGGTAATTGATCATCTTCTTTATGCTCCGGCGACTCAAGCATACAAATAAAATCAAAATAACCCGGAAGGACATTCCCAAATTGCTGTCCAGACAGCGCAGGACCGTAACCAACTTCTTTATTATACTTTGGACGTTCGGCTGATCTCGCGGTGCATACAACATCATATCCTGCCATTGCAAGAGCTTGTAGGCCATTCATTAAGCGCAGCATATTCCCCGAAAGAGATCCAAATCCTTCCTTGGTCATCTTCACCCGACTTGTTAATTCTTTGATAATCAGATCACGTTCGGCATCTGTTTTATCATTATAGTTTTCATCGAGTATTTCAAAAGATAATTGCGCCGCCATCAGATGAGTAAGCGATTCCAAGATAACCGTCTTGGCACCTTCGAATCTCTTTATATCGAACACTGTTTCAATGCAATCTTCAAATCCTTCGTATACTCCAACCAGCATCTTCAAATCAGGACGGTTGATTGCTTTGATCGTTGTATTCACCTTACGCTTCTCGGCAGTAAGGTAAACAATTGGATCTGGGGATGTCTGGATAGTTGATGCTGATTTCCCAACACCTGACGGACCCCACGCTAATAATAAATTTCCTTGGTCTTCTTGAAGTTTTTTATAGTTTACAAAACGCATGAATATCCTCCATTTTTTTATTTATTAATTATTATTAAGTTAGTTTTCCCTTATTTGGAACATCGTCTCACTGACATTTCCTGTTTTGCAAATACTTTGGAAGTCGCAAGAAATACCAGGGAGAACATTATTGCAAGACTTCCATCGCTTAGGCCAATTCCCGGTCCACCGGCAAGAGAGAATTTCCAAGATAGTTTGCTTATACCCATTTTTAATTTCATCTAGGTCAAATTCCCCCCGATAGAATTTTTTTCCATACACTCTTTTCTCGCGGTCGAACCCAATAAAATATTTTGAAGGATGGGATAATACATCGTCAAATACTCTTTTATATAATTGTTCCGGCGACTCATCGCGTTTCGTATATTCTTTTTGTTTGGGAAATTGAACTACTTCTTGGATGCAATATTCCAAGTTTTTATCAGCAAGGAAATATGTTCCATTTTGTGATTGGATGTAAAACGGATCGAGGTAAAACTCCGGTCTGCCAGATAATTTATTCTCTACAAAATAATTATTATATTTTCTATCGTAGAATCCAGTCACCATCAAATCGAACAGCCAGCCACGGTTATCTCCTATCTGAGCATCACGCGATAACCATAGATTTATGGCATTCTCGTCAGTATTTGAAATTGGGGCCATAAAGGATACAGCCGGAATATTTATCTTTAGTGCTATATCTATTTTCTTTTGTAACTCAAATCCAGGATCAACAACCATTTCCAATTCTTTATACGCATTGAAAATAGCTCTAACCTTTTGAATTGTTATGTCATCGATTTCATATTTATCAATTATTCCTATTTCTTTCACTCCATTGTTATCCCTTGTTCCGCGAAGAAGAATGTTACCTCCCAAATGCTTTTGTAATACACCATCCCATAAAATTCCTGCTTTCATGGGAGTCGATAAGAATTGTGGCCTTACTTCAATACCCATTATTTTTTTGAGCATATATAAATAATGACAAATGCTAAAATCACCAATCGATGAATGAGATAATGGGATAATACGAGTAATATCAGCAACACATTTATAAGCATTGGGTAATTTGCACTTTCCGCAAATACCAGGCAGAATATTCATTTGGCTGTCAGTTGCATAAACATAATACTGACATTCTTGATCAGTGAACGTTGGAAGAAATTTTGGGCATTTGGATGTGTCTAAAAGGTTACGCATAATAATTCCTATTCTATGGTTGATATGGCCCAACAAAAAAACACTACCCGGTTAATCCTTGAAAACCATACACTGTCACTATTTGTAGAAGATCAGTAACTTTCGGGTGTGACAGTAATTAAAAAATAATATTCTGTCAAGCATTATTTTATAATACTTTAATTATTTTTTTATTGCCTGTTATTTTACAGGGTTGTGAATCCCAACAACCCTTCTATTTCCAGAGAACATTCCGATTGCAGTTTTCTGGGAATAATCCCCTCAAAGTTTTTTATGAATCCATAAAGGATAAGACAGGAATAATTTTCGCTTCCAACCTATACTATAGGTGTATCAGCGTAGAGCATCATTTGTCTGTTGAGTTCGTCAATAGCTGTGTTTTCCACAATGAGAGAGCATCGCAACCATTTGGATTTTTCCCTTGGAACAATTGTATAGTGTCCATAAACGTCAACAGTCTTTGTAGTAAAGTTAAGAAATCCGAATGCGGGTGAATATCTCATTTTGCCAATACCGAAAACGCCATCAAAAGAACCATTATTGTAAATAATATTTTTTTCATCAAAACCTCCTATGTTAATCCTCTGATATCTAATGAGCAATCTGTTGTTGTTAGGTAGGGAATAACTCCCTGCCAATTCGTGCAGTACCCATAAACGATCAGGCAACTATATAATTCAGATGCAACCCACACTAACGCGGTGTCGGCATACAGCATCATAAGCCGGTTGATTTCATCAATCGCAGTGTTCTCAACAATGACAGCGCATTTTAATGTCTTGGCTTTTGCGCGGACGACAATCGTGTCGTGCCCGTAAATGTCCGTGGTGATCGTGCTATAATTTTTATAACTGAAGGACGGCGAATGTCTCATTTTGCCGATATATGTCTTTACGCCGACAATCAACTCACCGACTTTTGGAGCGCCGGACGTTTTGTTAAACGTGATTGTGATGATCCCGTTAGCCTTTTGGACGAGATCGGTTTTGACAATATCAGTTTTCGCCGTGCCGGTTGTGATCGTTTCACTGTATTTCGTGGGTGCGAGTTTTACGGAATCGAACCAGATGATATCCCCGCTTGCTTTCCCCAGGAGCGAGATTTTGATTGACGTACATCCGGCGGGCGTGGTGAACACATAAGAAAAATTACTTTCAACGGTTGACGATGCAAGATCGGTTGTGGCTAAAATATCAGCCGAGTGCGTCACGTCATAAACTGCATATTGAGCGATATCTCCCGATGTGTTTTTATACAGGCCCAACAACTGGTATTCCGTGGCCGCTGATACGGTGATGGTTTGGCTTATCCCCTCATTGGCTCCGTCGGTTGTTATTTTTAAAGCGCCAGTATCTATCGTGAAATCAGCGGGTGCGTTTACGGCTGTCCAACCCGTCGGCGGGGTCGTGCCGGTTGCGTCGGTCCAACCCTCGCCATTCACGACAAGATTATCATCGTTGTCGATCTCGGTTATCTCTACCGATGTTGTGTCGAGGTTTAATAAAGCTATGGAGTCAGCAGTGCCAGGCTTCAGCACATAATTAAATGCTGAAATTGAGGTATCTATTTTCCCAAGTCCGGTTGCTATTTTAATATAATCAACATGAGCAACTAAATTATCAACGTTATTCCCCTCAAGCGACAATTCGATATATCCAGCTGTCAAGCCAGTTTGGATATCATCGCAATCGAAAGTACCTTGTGGAATATCATTTAGGAATACTTCAACCGTTGCATTGGCTTCCCCCGATGATTTGTCAACCTGAAAGCGCCATGTTTGCCACGCAGCATTCGCATTGCATTTGACAATATTTGTTCCAATAGCGGTCTGTGTGTACCCTGATTTAGTTATCACTAAGCCATCTGATGCAAACTGGGCTTTAAAACGCCACGTTGATGATCCATAAAACAAAAGAAGAAACGGCCCTTGTGCGCGTGTATCCAACGCATCAAAATATGTTTTAATCTCTATCGTAAACTTATTCGGCGCAGATGCTATATAGCGAAATCTAGCGGGATCGCCACTATCTGATGAATTTGTGTCAAAGCGAAATTGGCCTGCCGGATCGACTTCCGATACTGCGGCGCTCGTAGGATTATCGCCGTCCGTCCAATCAGTAATATTGGAACAATCCTCATCCAGCAGATCAGCAACAATCGTCCCTTCTGTTTGCGAGCCAAGAGTTTTATCAAATACCTTCCATCTATTTGTTGCCGATACTTTAAGCCAATTCGTTGTATCAGATGGCGGGTAATTATCTGTGTTGTTGTCGGTTAAGGATTCATAAACCTCATGGATGTCCGGCGTCGTGACAATAACCTGATTTCCAATGGAATATGTATCGCCAGACGCCCATTCTGCATGATCCGTTTCTGGTAATGTCGACGAAACAAAAAGAGCGTCCGTGATCGTTGTCGGTTTGATAAAATCCATCTTACCACCCCCTCGCCGCTGGCATTCCAACAACGTTCATATCATCGAGCACATCAGCCGCCTTCTGCGTGTTCTTTGCTATTTCGTAATTTCCCGCTCTCATTTCATTTCTCATGGCCTTAATTTCTGCGGCCAGTTCCGTAAAATTCAGAATGTTTTTGCTCTGTGAATTGCTGTAAATATGTGATGGCCCGGTATATTCCAGCTCAGGTCCGTTCTCACCCACGACCCGATATCCGCCGCCGAAGTCCCCGCCGCCCGCGTAACCATTGACCGCTCTGAGATACTCAACACGCGTCGAATAATCTGATTCATTGATGTTGCTCTTCGCGTCTTCCAGATAGGAATAATAAGCGTCCGCACTATCCGCCAGCAGCATCAACGCTGCATAAGCCGTCTGCCCGGCTTCGCTCGCAAGGTTCTGTGATTCGACGATTGATCGATAACCGCTTCGTTCACCGGGAAGCGCGTAGCCATATTGTCCCAAGGCGCCGGACAGGGACGATTTAAGGTCCGCCTGCTTTTCTGCATCGGAAAAAAACGCATCGTAGTAAGTGTTGAAGGCATCGGTCAGGTTTTCCAGGGATCCGGCAACGGTGATCAGGGACTCTGAAAACTTGATTAACTCGCTCGTCGTGCCCTCAAAAGACTGATTTGTATATTCCAGAATATTGAGGATCGACTCTTTGTCCGTGATCAGCCTTGTGGCTGTTTCCAGCATCCCCTCGTTTACTTTTTGATACTGAGAAATAATATCCCCAAAAAGCACTTTAACAGCCGTGTCGCCAACGGCAGAAAACGCCTCGGATAATGCCTTACTGATTTCTTCGCCGGTCTTGCCGTGGAGGTCAATTTGCATCTGGGCGAATGTGTAATTCAGAACATCATTGACATTCGTTCCAAGCCCTTCGGACAAGGCAATCAGAGTGTCGCTTAAATTTTGATATACCTTACTAAATAATGCGGTAACGTCCCCGTCCAACGCCGCATATTGCGTCCAGTATTCCGTTTTGTCGGAATGAAACCAGCCGCCGTCTGTTTTAGTCTCTCCCGTTGCGTATTGCCGTGCTCCGACTCCGTTTTTTAATATTCCTGCAATGCTGCCACCGTATAGCTGTATCCCCCCGCCAGTAACCGATGACTCAGTGTCGCCCCCGAATACCTTACCGAGCACATTACCAATTAATTTATTAATAAATTTCCCGACTAATTCATAACCATACGAACCAGTGATGAACCCTAGAATCTCAGAAGTAGTCTCTGGAAGTATCTTTGAAAATCTAGTAATCATGGCATAGTTCTCTAGTAACGGTGCCTGTGCATCGCCCCATAAAGTCTCTGCCCTGTTGGTGCTAGATTCCAAAGATACAGTATCTAAAAAAGCATCAACTCCGCCAGTCCTGATATAAGACGAAACCAGACCAATGATATTGTCGTTGAGGCTTTTCAATTCGTTGTAAATCTTCGTGAGCTTTACGTCTTCCAGATCATAGGTGTCTTGCAAAAGCTCAAGAGAGTTTGCGATTGATTCGCTTCCGGTCCCATAAGCTGCCCCTAAAACAGTTGAGTTGCCCATCACCGGAGTAGATGCAGCCGCGCTTGATGATCCTCCCCCACCATTCCCAAAAGCAATCCCAGCCATTGATAAAACGCCAGTAACAACAGCAATCATTGCCGCGATACGAGCAAAGGCAGTATAAGGATCTCCTGTTCCCTGATTAACAACAGCGCCAACAGCTATCATTAAATTCTTTTGAACTTGCAAGCCCATTTCGGCAATCGTGGCAGCTTTTGATATTTCACTTAATGCTTGTCTTTCCCTGCTATCTTCAGCATACAAATTTGCCATTGTTGAAAAATTTTGAGCCATACTAGAAAAAGCTTCTTGCCTGTCAGCATTCTCTTTGAAAAATGTTTCCGATGATAATTTTCTTTCCTCTAATGCTCTATTTCTGACTAAAGCTAATTTTGCTTTTTCAGCTTCTTCAACAGAGATATAATCTTTATCTCTTAATTCCTGGATAACTGCCAATTTCTCATTCTCGTGTTGAATTATTCTCTTCATCGCTTGTTCATGGGTATCTGTAGAAAAAACAGCAGAATCCTCCATGATTTTTTTATACTCATCCTGTCCCTTAAGATGTTCTTTCGTTGCCTTCACACCATCGCGTACTTGATCCTGCATATCCCGAATAGCGTCATCCTCAGCCTTCTGAGCTATTTTTCTATTTGCTTCATAAGCCTTTGCCTCAGCCATTGAAGTTTCCGTAGCAACAAATTTAGCAATGAGAACTTTATCCACTCCAAGCTTTCTGTATTTTTCGGCATCAGATTCTATTCTGGAAATGTCTTTTTCGTACTGAGATCTTCCAATACTGGCTAACTCATATGTTGTCTTGCGAGTTTCTTCGATAATTCTTTTTGTTGCACTTTGTAATTCACGCTCTTTGGCTTTGGCTTTATCTGGATCGTCAACAAGGCCAGGAGTCACTCCTGGGATTTCAATATATTTTTTTAATTTTGCATTTTCTTCAGCTTCTTTTTTGGCGATAGCAACATCGGTTATATCTTTTAATTGATCTGCCTTAAGGTTCTTATTAAATTCTTTTTCAGCTTCATATGCTTTAGTTATCTCAGATCTTCTTAATTCTCCGGCTTTATAGATATTAACAGCATTAGCCGGGTTAGCCATTATATCGTGTAGCGTTGTTAGCGCAGCAGCAGCAATCCTGATATTATAAACAAATCTCGCCCAAGCATCGACAAGGTGATAAACCATGTGGACTCCTTGCTCTCGAACGAATTCAAATTTATTTAACAAACCACCAACCTGAAATCCTATAATAGCCGCTGAAAAAACATTCAGCCCTAATAACATTTTACTGGTAGCGAATGTTACTCGTGCTGTCATGACCTCCCAGCGTAAAGCAAACCATGCAGCAGCATCACCAGCCGATGTACACGAAGCCCAAGCTGCTGCTGTAAACAAAGCAAAAAAAGCAATTGTCGTTTTCACAGCAAACGAAACAGTTTCATATCCATCCTTTACAGACTTAACAATTTCAGCCTCATTCGCCTTTAACCAGGCAGTAAATTCTCTTCCACTTTTCGTGAGATCTTTATAAATATCTTTGAATAAACCTCTCTGAATAATACTCCAAGAAGTTTCCAAGGATGAACTAACTGCTTCCCAGGTTTGTTGGATGTCTCCACTGGCAGCTACGATACCAACTAAATATGGTTGCATCCGTTCAAGAGTATCACCATGCTTCTTCCCTTCAGCAATCAATCCCTTTAACCCATTTGCGTAATCCCCTTGTTTCCTAATAAGGGCATCCATCTGCATGGCGACCATATTCCCGGCTTTTACTTGCCCTGTAAATAACGCCCTCATTTCTTGCGATGCCTGCTTTTCCTTATCCTGGCCCTGCGTGAACAAAGCAACAGCATTGGCCAAGGCGGTAAACGATTCTATTTGCTTTGCTTTGTTAATGTCTAAAATAACACCTTGATTCACCATCGCCATGTTCATCTTTTGGATTTGTGATAAATTGGCAAACGAATTGGCATCAATTTCCATTAATTTTTTATTAAGCTCGTTGGCATAAATAACATTTTTTCTGAAATGCTCTGTGACTTCTTTCGGACCTTGCATGGTAGTAATTTGAGCGGCAACAGCAATTGTCGATAATTTTAAATCATCGATTGCTTTTATCCCGGACATTAAGAAATCAAAACCAACTCTGATTCCAGATGAAACAATATAGTAAACAGCGTATAACCTCAACGCTGCTCTAGCCATCGCCGCCATCGACATATCATGTTGCCCAACCATTTCAGCATTGAGTTGTTTTAGCTGTTCATTCTTCCCTCTTTCGATATTTATTAAATCCTGTGATGACAGCCCAGCCTGTTTCTTAATCGTGGCGTAAGAGGCATTCACCGCATCAATCTGAGATCTAATCGCAGCAGTTGATCTAATGCCAAGGTTATCCCATGGGACAGCAGCTTGCATTGCCATTGCCTTGGATTGGTTGGCCTGAGAAATTTGCTGCTTTGCTGTCAATGCCTCAACTTTAGCAGATAACATCATCATGGCACGAGCTTGTTCTTCAGCAGACTTAAACCCAGCCTGAGAAATCTGCTCATATGATTTTATTGCAATAGCTTTTGTTCGATTGAAATGCTCATCACTTTTCGTACCAAGGTTACTCCAAGCTTTTTCAATCGACTGAGATTTATTTTCGACAGACTTAAGTTGATCCTGTAACCCTTTCTCCATCTTGGAGCGGTCAAGATCCATTTCAAAAATTAGTGATCCAGCTTTAGTTCCGCCAGCAGACATTTTAACCCTTCTCTATAATAGTGATCATCTCGTGCTTAGTTGCTGCGATAGCAGGCCGAAAATACGCTTTTCCTCTCGCCGGGGTAGATGCTCTCTCAAACATAACTGCGTAATACGCTTTCTTACTTCCAGCTATAACCCATATATTTCTTTGCTTAGGGTCCGGCGAGGAAACAATTCTAACGGAATGCATCAACTCGCCAGCATCACGGGCAGTCCACCATTTCTCTTTATCATCGCCAGTTTTATACATGGGCCTACTTACCTGGTGTTTAATTATAGTTGATAGATTGGATTTGATTTTATCTTTTAAAACGATTGCAGCCCTGCCCATTCTTTCTGTGCCAATGGCAGTAGCTATATTTACGGCAGGTTGGGGATTCCAGAAAATATGCGACTTAAGATTGCTCCCCATCGTCCTTGCTCCTCAACTCCTGGTAGGTAGACATTACCTTTATAAACACATCCCAGGGATCATCGATTCTTTGCGGATAATGATCAATCATTGCCCATACTGCGTTGTGGTCGAGATCAATTTCTTTGGTATACTCCCCATTGAAATATAAACGAACCTGACCCCTGACCCTTCTGTAAATATCAGCCGCAATAGAATTCTCCGGCAATAATTCGACTTTCCACTCGTCACAATTGGGCGAACCTTCAACTCCCCTTTGATTACGCTCTGCCCACATTTCCCGGCAGGTATCGCACTTGGTAATAACTCGCCCAGTATCAAGAACAATTCTGGATGCAGCCTGCGAATTAACAAACTGCATCCAGGCTATTAATTTTTTGTGGCTAAAGCCTTTGCCTCATCCCGTAATCCGGTGATCATTTGCAGGCACCTGGTAACGCATCTTGCGAACATGGGACGACCCATAAGTTTCAATTTGTTTTCAACTGTCTTCTCAATCGGAGAGCCATCCTTGTTGAGAAATGGTGCCTTATCTTCCCAATTCATAATGGCATGATCCCATATCAATTCCCGCTCAAGTTTTTCCTGTTCCGGGGTCTGGTCAAAATATTCGATTCTTTCCATCTTCCGGGAAGAAGGGTTGACAACATGATCAACCTTTTTTGTACGAGTCTGCTTCTGGATAGACTCGATGACTTCTGAATCAGCAATACGCAACTGAATCCTCGCAACGCCTTCCTGGGGATCTTCGTAAACAGTTGTGCCATCCGGTTTCTGCTCACTTCTAAAAAATGGAAACCACTCACCTACGCTTGAATTCAAATCAAAGCACTGTATCTGCTCTGCCATTTGGAGCCTTGCCTTTCTGATAGGAGTTACCTATCGGACAAAATTATTAAGAAACGTAACCTAGATCAGTTGAGTGAAAGCACCAGAGATCTTGCCTTCAAAACTGGTTTTAGCTACACCATTACGATCAGCTTCAACTTTTCCGGCTGAGGTCATCAGGATCGTGCCTGAAGTCCCGATAGTAATATAGCTGGTAGAATTCAGCCAGAATCGGATACCGGAAGTTACAGATTGAATCAGCTTCGTCGCATTACGAACACAATTCTGAAGCGTCTGTTGCTCAGGGCAAGTGGGATCGTATGCAACATCGGTAAGCGTGATTGTTCCACCGTCAGCAGAAGCGAAATCGTAGATATCAATATCCACTCCGAATTCCGAGACATCGACGGTTTTACGAGTTTCACCACTGATTGAATATTTACCGGCCCCCAGGATCTTGGAAGTCGCCCCCAAAGTAACCTTCTGAAACGCGCCCGATAAAGTCGCTGCCCTGTCTGCCATACTAAAATTCCTCCTTAACCAATGTTAGTTATTTTTTTTGTTAATTCCTGGACAATTTAAAATAATCTTGTCCCTCTTTCCAATATTACACGCAAAACATGATGTTATTAAATTTCCAATATGTGTTTTACCACCCTTAGAGAAAGGAACAATATGATCAATAAATAACTTAGCTCCGTCTTGAGGTGTTGCTCCGCAATATTGACAAGTAAAATTATCTCGCTCTAAGATATTGAACCGAATGGAAAGAGAGGCTTGTCTTTTATTTAAATCTTTTTCAGTTGGAATTTTGATTTTTCTTGAATTTCTTTTCCCATATCTAGCTCCCCCACGAGGGACATCGGGAAGACCAGCTTTTTTTAAAGAAGATGACCAGGATCCAAACATTTTCCTGTAGGCACTTATGGATGGGAAAGAAGGAAGAGATTCTAAGTAAAGTTTTGATGGGCTAATTCCACCCCGTAATCGATAAGCTTCAATCAATTTATCGATTAAATATTTTTCAGAATACTTTTTCTTTCTATTTTCTGCCATAAAAAACCCGTCAAGAAGCTGTAATTTTACAACTTTTTGACGGGGCAAACAGCGCGGTCAATTTATCGGATCATGCGTCAAATTGAGGGATAATCCGACTACTGTGTATTTAATGATATTCTACTTTTTTTCTGATAGAATTTCAAGTAGTTTTATCATCATTTTTAAGCAGCGAATGATTACTTCGCAAATTTTGCGTCCGTCTTCGCTCATAGAGGCTTATCCACCTTCAATGCTTGGTTCATAGCCTGCTTGTTTTTTACTGATCGATATAGACGATTTGTTGCTGTATTGATAACCATTGTAGAAAGATGACCGGCAGGAACAGACGTATCAACAAAGATACGATATCCGGCAGCTTTCAATTTCTGGCAAAAATTTATATCTTCCCCGATTACCTGTCCCGATGGTTCTTTGATTGCCTCAAACCAAGGATATGGAATTTTGCGAAATATTTCCATATTAAACATCAGGCAACCACCACCAGTCGCATCGCACTCCAAGAGTTCTCCATCCTCCCAATCGTCAACAGATTCGTAACCATCTGTATTTTCATCAATGCTTATCTTTCGTAAAACCAAGCTATCAAATGGTGGGTAGCGACGATGGACTAGTGCTCCAACTATAGGCAAGTTGTGGGATAACAATTTCGGAATTGTTAATGGGTGATAAACTTGGTCCACATCCAGTTGGATACCATGAGTACACCCTTGAGCCAAGGCAGTCTCGATTAAATTATTCCTTAAATCAGGAATTGCGCCATTATCAGCATGGATATAGGTATAATCCGGTCGCTCCATTTGAACAAATGAATGAAAGAATGATGCAGGCACCATTGGGAAACTCAGAGGGATCATTATTGCTAGATGAAAATTACTTATTTTCATAATTATAAAACCTTTCTGAAAAGCGCCACCCCGCAAGGACGTGAATGCTTTTCTGTTATGTATTCACCGATCAATTCTGCTTCACCGCTTTTCTTTACTTCTTCCACAACCAAATGAACTCCCCAGCATTCTTGACAAACAGAATCATGAAAGATCAAGAAACCGTCTTTGCGAAGCATGGGGAAATAATTTTCAACATCGGACTTAACGCCATTGAAACTATGATCGCCATCAATGATGATAATATCAAATTTCTGATCTTTGACTAAATCGATGACTGTCTGTGATTGGGAGTTACCGATGATTTGTTTATAGCTTACATCACAGAGTATATATTGCCGAACATGATGTTTGGGATGTTGGTTATCATCAATCAGGACGATATTAGCGGGGTGAAGAAAATGGTTCATTAAAAAAGTTGTTCCCCCGGCAGCAACACCAATTTCTAAATAATCATTAATCAGCTTGCCAGAATCAAGGATCGCTTTAATACATGGAGCGATCTCATCAGGCACCTGTTGGATCTGTGCGCCGCCTTCAAACTTACCACCGAAAGTAGGCACATGATCAGACCCGGCATCAATGACGAATTTTTCAATTTCTTCAACAGTGGGAATGTACCCCGACACACGATAGGAACTACTGCCAACAACTGTAATGTTTTTTTCGCTCATCTTATTTCCTTTCCTTAAACTAATTGTTTATTCCAAAAATCTCCCCATTTGTTTTGTATATGGGTATCATTTCTCCGACAAATTTCTTGATAATTTAACTGCCCATTCTTCTGCATTTCGGTAAACGTCTGAGATCCGAAATGGTGAACGTAAACATCCTGGGCAATTCCTATCTTCTTTTTCATGGATCGGGCATGGAGACAGAAATCAAGCTCCTCGCCGGAACAAGGCCAGAGGGATTCATCGAATGGCCCGACAGCATCATAAAGAGATTTTTTAAAAGCCATGAAGAATCCGATCACCCAATTTACCTCGATGGATTTTCCGGCATTTTTGACAAAAAATAAATCAGCTTGACGATCTAATTCAGTTTGATTGTTATAAGAAGGAATAGTAATTTGTTGAACACCAGCACAATAATTAGTCATCGACCCTACAATGTCATATCCGTTATCAAGCATGGCTACCAATCTATTGATTGCATACGGAGTAACAATGACATCATTATTGAGGAGTACGATTGTATCACCTTTGGCAGCTACAATGCCTTGGTTAACCGCAACCGGAAACCCTTTATTCTCCTCATTACGAATTAATAAATTCCATGGAAGGCTGAAACTGGTTGGTTTATAAAATCCTCCGCCAGTTGTCCCAGTAATTGACGGAAGTGAACCATTGTCGATAATAATTACTTCATATTCAGGCAAAGTATTTTTTCCAATTGCCTTCAGACATTCTTTTGTCATTTCTAAATTGTTATAGACAGGAACAATTATTGAGATCATTCTCAACCACCATTCTCTTCCCCGGACTTTACGTTATCCGCTTCCAATGCTTCCTTAATTAGATCGGCTGTCTCATCCCAATTTATTTGCGCTTGCATAGCCTCATCCGGTGTGCGCCGAGATCCGCGAACCATTAATCGTTCTTCAGGACTACCAAACTCTTGATTATCGAACCAGTTGAAAGTCACCCACTCAGCTTTTGTAATTTCTGATAAATTCTTCTCAATCATTCTTGCTTCCTTTCTGTTGTTTAATTTTTGGATATTCTTATTTCAAAATCAGTTGACCAGTTATACAATTCTGTACTTCCATCAGGCAATGCCTCGATATCCTCTTTTGTCTGAGCGTGATTTTGTACCCTCATCCACTCCAAGTGAAATCCGGTAATTGTTAAACTGCATTCATCGTATAAATCAACAAGGTGATTTTGGATCAATGATAATGCTGCCACCCCAGATGTCTTTGGAGATAGAATTGAAAACTGTATCAAGATATCTTGGTAAGCTTCAGTGAATGTTCTGTCAGGTGTAGCGGCAACAACAGAGAAAATTCCATAGGGATAAATTACGGGAGGATTTAAATCATAGGATTCGAAAAACAATCTTCCACTTAAATCAGTGGACAATGCACTATTAGCGAATTTATCCATGATGCCTTTAAAAACTGCTGAAACCCAATCACCGTCAGACATTCATACCACCTTATCTATTTTCTTTTACTTTTATGTCGAGCCATCTATGCTTCATTCTAAAATCAGCGATACTCACAATATTATAATTTTTCCCAGCAAACACAATGCGCCAGTTGGGATTAAGAACTGATCGGTATCGAATGCGAATAGTATGGGTTGCAATCATGGTTGTTTCAGTGCCAGTTGATTTTTCAACAGCGATGATGGGCCAGATAGATGCTGCAATTAATTGGCCTGCTGCTAATACAGATATCCAGGTGACAACAGATCCACCTTTACCATCTGCTACACGAGCTTGATACTGCAAGTCTATCCATTTGTCCAAATTTCCTACCATCAAAAAATCTCCCAAAGTATCGAAGAGTACATCATGGTTTCTGCTGTTGGATTCAATGTGTAGTTAGCAGCAGAATTAGAAATAATTTGCGACTCCCTGTTTTCGTGCAAATCAAGCACAATCATTGCTATTGCTGTTTTAATGGAATACGGAACAACCAATGCAGAAGCGTATCCACATACGAAACGAATAGTGATTGGATTGGAGGGGTAAAGGTTTTCAGAAGGCCAGGATACTCCATAGGGCAAAACAATTTTTCCGCATTGGTTGCCGTTAGCCTCAACAATATAATCTGTACTTTCAGTTAACGCATACTCAACACCAGCAGTATCTTTATATTTAATACTGGAAACAGAAACAAGGTTTCCAAATGGGAGCTTAAAAGAATTACCCTTGGGCCATGAATCAAGATAATAATCCCAAGTGGCAGTCATTATTTGTCGGCGTGTTCTTCGTTCAAAGATTTCTCTTGCTGTTTTAATATAGGATGTAAGCAAGGTATCTTCTGTGTTCACAGATGACTTTACTAAAACAGATGTCCCGAACCCACAGGCAGCGAGAAGAACTTTTGATACAGTGCGGATATATCTTTTCGTTCCCGTATATGCTTTTTTATAATCGGTGTTATCACTTGCAGTCGTTACCTGGGCAAATGCTCCATTAATATAATCATTGAAAATAACTGTATCATCACTTTCCTGGATCTTAGTATCGTTCGTTCCAGTTGCCTCATTGGTCCCGCAATGCAAAAGGACTTCAGCCTCTTTACCTAAGACATCTATCCAAGCTCCGACATGAGTTGTATAGTTGTCCTGAGTCGCATAACTGCCATAGGGTAACGATTGAGAGATTGTAAGATTACCGTCGAATGTTTCAGAGTCGATAATACCCTGCAATTTTATTTCCGCTAAAGTTATTGGTTCTGCCAATGGAGGAGTGATAAGCAGTGCTTTCATTTTTTACATGCTCCAATCTTTTTTCCAGGAAAACAATTCCTTTATGGTATTGCTTTCAATATTTGGGTTGATGATCGCGATTACTTTAAAAATTTTATACAGGATATATGGAATAGACGCAATAAGAATTGAATAATTTTTTAAAATATCATTGATCCAATCGTTAGATAATATATTATTCATTTTTCCCCTCCGCCTAAGACATTAAAATATGGATCGCAATCATACCCGGTAATTTCTTTGCAGGATGAAGTAAGTTCATATTTTTGCCAAAAAGAAGATGCAGGCCAAATCCTGACAACATCACTTTTAACCTTTCTCATATGCCAATTACGAATTATTGAAAATGGATAAATTACAAAGTTGGAAATAAAACCATCATTCTCTTTTTTGAATTTTGCATGGTCAATCGAATCACAATATTCCATAATTTCAAAATAAACATCAGCCGCAATGGATTGGGTTATCCCGCGACATACATTTTTACGGCTGAGAATATCATGTGAAGTTCCGCCACGTTTATTCTCTCCAATTGGACCACGAATAAAGTTAGGAATAGATTCGAAATCGAAAACAAATCCTGCTGGCCCCCATACCTCTCCAAGAATTTGAGGGGATAGCAATCCTTCCGGCCTCCATGATCCCATCATTCCATGAGAAGCCAGAATGTCCGAGACAAACCCAAATGGTTGATGCAGGCAAACAATGTTTGTATTGTTGATGTATCCTACAATCAATGGAGTTAGAATTTTTACCATTTTATTTCCTTATGATATCTAAATGTACTTTCCCAACTTCTAATGCATTAATAAGAATCACCATGAAATCATCAAAAGCATCATTACTTCTTCCAACCCAATTTACGTCTTTCGTGTAACCCAATAATGGACAGCCTTCTGTGTTTTTTGTAGTGTTTCCATTATGAATGCGTATGCCGCTAAAATCAGGCACACCAACAATAAGTGGCATGACCCGCTTAAACCTATTTGAATGATTAGTGATGATCTCATAATGTCCATAGGGGATAGCAGTCTCCTTTGGGATTTTTAAATTCACATTCCAGGGAATAATTGTTCCATCTGATAGCCGTTGGCGATCAGTATCCTCCAGAACGTAGCAGAAGAACTTTCCGCCTATTATCCAGCTTCCGATGGTCGAGTAACCTGTATACCACTCACGAACGTTCTGGATTAACATTTACATGCCCACCATTTCTCATCACGAGGTTGTGTTCAGCTTGTAAAGATGTAAACGCTAAATGAATTTCATCTATTTTCCTGCACACTTCTTTTATATCGTTATTTTCATATTCGTGTTTTTCATCATATTTGGAAATCAACCGTGTTATAAACCAACCAACGATCACCATGATAACTCCGAATAATGATAATAATAATTTAAAAGCATCGTAGATATCAAAACTTGGATTTGGAGTTTGTGCGCTAGGCAAGCTTTTATCACCAAAATCAGCCGCATTAACCAATATATAATGCGTTGAGACTGTGGGGAAAACAACAACTGCAATAATCGTCAGCATAAGTAGAACAAGTAGCAATTTTCCAATAGTCACATGTTTTTTGATTGTCATTTAAATTAATCCCCTCCCCTTATTCGATCACTTCCCACTTAGCAGCATCCAATATCTTTTCCCATTCATCTGCGTCGTTGCTTGCCTTGCAACTATCTTTTTCATTTTCGTACCTGTATCTTGCCGATGATAGGTCACTGGTCTCTCTCAATATTTTCTCTCCGTCCATGACACGATAGATCGGAAAGCTATTAACGACTGCTTTTTTAAGAACAAACCTGTTACAATCATCTGCAAGGGCCAATAGTGGACAAAGGATGATTATAGTAAATATCAGGAGTACCCGTAAAGCCAGTCCCATATTTTCCGTCATTGCAAACCCCTCCCTTTTTTGTTATCGCGTTTACGGGGCAGCGGGTTACCTTTCCCGTGTCTGATTCTGTGTCCGCAGATCAGACAGCCCCGCTCATTAATTCAATAGCTTTATCTCCGTAGCCGTATAGGTCATCGTACAAGCCCCCGTTGGTGTAACCGTGCAAGTTTCCGATGCTCCTTGCGCGGGTACGGTACAATCCAATACAGACGGACAATCACCTGACCATGCACCGTTCCAGCCGTTATGTCTGGTTGCCGTGACACTAATCGACTCAGTGTCAATAACCGAACGCTCTCCGCTCACGGACAATGATCCACCTGTGCCGGTTAAGCTTACTGTGACCGTATGTATGGTTGGCGGGACTTCGGGGTCATCACCGTACCCGTATTCATAAGCCCCAATATCCCAAAGTGTACCGTCAGTTTCGGGACGGGCGTTGCCCAATACGTCTTCATCATAATCAACACCTAAATCATACCCCTTGTTTATTGCGCCTGAACCCGCCTGCAAATGCCAATCACCTACACTAGCGCCGTTGTCGGGAGGAGTTACAAACATTGGGTCGCCAGATTTACCATGGCATTCCTGCCCAAAATTAGCGCAGCACGTCGTAAGATTTCGGCAATCCTGGCTTCCTGTCCATCCATTGATATACCGAACCAGATTCGTTCCGTAAAAATTATAGTCTATGGCTGTAAAACTAGTGCTTTTACCAGAGACAGCCGATGAGGTAAGCCCATCAAATATATTGTTCTTAACGTCAATATTTGTCGGTGAGCCAATAAGTGCGATACCCTGTGTTACAGGGCTTGCCGCTGCAAAGTAAGAACTGAACGTATTATTATATATCTTAATGTTATCCCACTTACTCCAAATGGCTATAAGACCCGGACTGATACCTGCTGGTTTATCAATGGCTATGACATTGTTGTGTATCAGAACGTCTTTCCCGCCAAAATAATCGTCCCAAACGGTTGTGCTATATCCGCCATTCTGTAAATTAATTAAAGCGGTTGCACCGACCGACCAATCTCCAAAAAACTTGTTGTGGTATATCTGTATATTAGACATGCAGGTGTTTGCTTCCGTGCAGTTAGACCCCATCATGATACCGTCGCCATGCTTATTAGATGCACCGCCGCCTGCATTGCCACGAAATTCATTCCCATAAATATACCAACCACTCACATTACTGTTTGGTAGATCGACATATGATGTTAATCCCTGTCGTGTTCGGTAGAATACGTTGTTGCGGACGGTAAAACTAGATGCGTCAGTTGAAGGAGCAATCCACACATCAATATCCGTGTTATTTTCAAACCAGCAATTTTCAATTACTAAATTCGAGACCGCACCAACGGCCCCGATTCCATAACCACCCGTGGCTATACCTGCGTTGATTATCTTTATCCCATCGAACGTCAGTCCAGTTCGTGTGTTATATACAACATAATTAGCTGCTGTGGAATCCACGCTATCAAGTACGGGGTATCCAGTACCCCACGGCGTTTCAAGTCTTTGCCCCCCTCTGATAGTGAGCCCGGTTGCATTAGGAATTGTCCAACAGGTTGTATTGTGTGCCGCGGGAGTCCACGTCACCCCACCCTTGAGAATAACCGTATCATTGTTAGATAAGGTTGCCGACCCTTCCCATCCAATCATTCCCGGCGCATACTTCCAAGGTAGTGCTTGCGTTCCAGCATTTGTATCATTGCCAGTGTCAAAATCGATATAGTACGTCGCAGCAAAGACGGGACTTTGCAGGCTTATCAAAAATATTATTAGATATATTATTTTTTTCATGCTGGTCCTCAATAATTAATGTCTGCTGGCCCTATCCTGAGTTTATCCCACCGGCTCGTCACTGTTGCCGACGACCCAATAGCCCGTACTCTGTCTATCTGTGTTGTCCACGTTCCGTTGGCAGACGCGTCCGGGGTCGTAAATGTCCAGTTAGTTCCGTCCGTAGAGGCCCAACCCTGACATTCTGCGTTGCTGCCAGTGCCTTTCTTTGCCCGTAGTTTGAGATAATACTTATCTCCGTTTATAAAATCCTCTGTGTCGTATTTAACTGTTCCATTGGCGCTTCTTACTGCGATAGATGACCCATTGAAATACATAGTACAAACTGCCGTTCCGCCTGTGTCTGCGATTATCAGCCGGTCAGTAGTCGCTGTTACATCGGTAGTGTCAAAGATTGCTGTGGCCCAAAGTTCGTCGGCTGCCGTAGTTCGCAGTTCAATCACCTGACCTGCGCCACCGCATACTGCCGACTGTGCGCTGCCATCCAGTGTGCTCTCCGATGATACCGAACACACACCTGCTAAGTATGTAACACACGGCGCAGACCCGCAAGCTGTCGTAGCACAGCCGGTATAAGCATTCGTCGTGCAACTGTCGAAATTTTCTTCGAGGTAACTTGGAGCGGCGGTAGTGCCAGCACCCGCAGCCGCACAAGCCCCTCTAGCCTGTGCCTGAACAGCAGCGCACAAAAGGAGAAATATTAAACCGATGATAGGTAAGAATTTTCTCATTAGTCTGCGCCTCCGTCTGTATAAGTTCCGTTCTTGCCCAATGTATAAGCCAGTATTGCTGAAGCATTGTGTAAGAAGATGTAGCTCCCCGCCGTTGCCGGAGAATCGACGCAATCTCCGGCATCAATAGCTGACGCAGTTGCATTCGTGATAACCATTGAATCAGAAGCAGGGTTAATAATGACTGCCGCTGCCGCCGTAGTGTAGTAACCAGCTAAATATCCAACCGTTGCAGGGTGGCGAATCGTACCAGCAGAGCCAACGTAGAACAATGAGCCGGACTGAGCAGGGCCGGGGCCAACTTGCCAAACGTCGTTATTATCCCAATTATTGTCTGTTCCGCCCGTAAGGGTGCATGTTATCGTAGTAGCTGCATTGTCTGTAATCGTGCAGCTTGAACCGTCAGTGACATTGTAAACGGTCATACCGATAAGCGTATCAGCACCCAAGTCGATACCACCATCGGTCATAAGAGCCGCATCATCACCACCATCTTGAACACCCGAAGGAACAGCGACGATAATCGCCCTCATTTTACCGGCGAGATAACCTGATGTTTCAACGTTCTGAGAAATCGTTGTGGACAGGTCAATTTTTGCGCCGCAAGACTTAACTCTTTTTTCACCTGCTGTTGTCTCAGCGCATAAGACATGCTCGTCACTCCACGCCGAACCATCATCAGACAGAACTGTTCCGCCTGTCGGCAGAGTTAAGCTCGTATCGGCTGAAATGGTAAGAGTTAAACCAAAAGCACCGGAAATGGTAATGGTCGAAGCCACATCGTTTGCTACACCTGTGCCGCCTAATGCGGGAGATAAGGCTGCCCCTAAAACGTAGGTCTTAAGATTCGCCATCGTAATCTTTCTGAGTGCCGGGACAGTACCCGGAGCATTGACAGTCACAGACAAGTCGTCATCAGTCGGGGTAGCGTCATCGGTATAGGCTACTATGTCGGCGGTTGATAAGGAAGAAGAAGAAGTAGTATTCCCAAAAGACGGTGGACTTGCTATTGCCGAAAAAGATAAAATTAAAATAAATATAATTGCTAAGAATAATTTTTTGATCATTTTGTTTTCCTCCCTGTGCAACTAGATGTAACAAAAAATATTTTACGGAGCGTAAACAAACCTAACCGTAAAATTTGCGCTTATCGTTGTTTGACCGGAAACTTTTAAAGTATGAGTGTTAGTTACCGGAGGAGCATAACTATTACTCATATGATGGCTATAAGGGAATGCTGTTTTTTTCAAAGTTGCATGAATTAAATTTAACCCCTTATTCGCAGTTGTTCCACCATCTATAGATCCAAGTAAATCCTCACCATCAGCATCAAGAACAAATACATCAGCAGCATCAGGAGCAGTGCCACCGGCTGTTGGAAAAGCCGATACAGTGTACAAATAATATTTCAATGCCCCAGTAAGAACAGCCATCGTAGTTGTAGCAACTGCTGTATTTTGAATAGTTCCATTGGCAGCGTCACCAGTACAGGCAAAATCAACAACAATAAATCCTCCCGGCGCATAATCAACAGACTGTACGCAAGATCCTGCCGCCCACAAAGATGGCGAGAAGAATAAACAAGACACGATTAAAATAAATGCTAATATTTTTTTCATGATGATTACCTCATCGGGAGAGGTATTTCTACCCCTCCCTTGTTATTCAAAATTTATTATTAAATTAACGCTTCAATATAAGCACCGTCTGATAACGGCACCCATAACACCATCGCCTTGGACGTTCCACTTGTCTGGGCAGCAGCAGCGCCGGTAACAGTTAAAACGCCTACTCCGTTTTCCGATCCAATATCTAACGGATTGGTTTGCAGCGATACGCAGGCATTGGCTGATTCCAGAGCACCCGTAGCAAGAGCATCACCTAGTACGGCAACACGTTTACCGACTGCAAGACTACCCAAAGCTCCCGAAGCCGCGCAAAGATCCACAACTGCGATTGCCGGGACACTGGCATCGTAACTGAATTTAATTGTCGTGGCATCAGCAGCCCATGCTGTAATAGCTTCAATGCCAAAATATAACAGCCGGACTCTTCCGGCTACCGTAAACAACGATTTCTGGGCGACAACAATATATGTAGCATTGTTGAAAACAGAAGTTTCTGTCCTCAAGCCAATTACCATGTTGCCGACCATTTCAATTGTTGAAGGCTGTAAATTCATAATAGTTCATCCCCCTTTTTTTCAGCATCGGGAGAAGCGTCAAGATCTTCTTCTGCCTCTTCCTTTGCTGCCTTAATTGCCAGTTCTATTTCTTCTTTTGCAATTTCCCTGGCAATTATTTTTACTTGTTCAATTTCCTCTCTCAACATTGGAACAACCCTCCTTTCTTGGTGTCTTAGATGACCGCCATCGATGTAAGATTGGAGTCCTGATACCGTCCACCGCTCAATAACACGGACACACAGCCAATCGATGCAGCGCCAGGATCGGCAATGCATACACGGAAGCCAATGTGATTTGCCAGCAGCATGGATGCCTTTACTTCGATCACATAAGCAGCAGGAGTCGTGGTTGCAACAGGAATAAGACCAGCAGCAGCAGTCGTGGTCCAAGTACGAGCGCCATGAACATCACCATCGGCAAGGATCGATGATGTTTCATATCGGTAATACGGAAACATAATTGCCGTAGCAACAGAGGGAGTAACGTCGAGACAGGACTCAATCGTTATAACACCAGCCGCTTTGGGCAACGCAAGCTGTACCAGAACCAAGGCGAGGTCGAAGCTTTTCATCAACACGATTAACGGACTTTTCGCTGCCTGTAATGAGTCGATGTCAACGGGGGTATAGACGTTGGGGATAAAATGAACGTTTTCTAAATTTGCTTTCATGATAAATTCTCCTTCTTAGGGTTTGCTGAAGGGGAGATTCACTCTCCCCTGTAAAAATTAATTACTACTTATCTACTTTATCGCGCCCAATCTTTATTTAAAAATGTTTTCAATCTATGGCAATTAGCGCATAATGTTTGAAGATTAATTTCCCTGTTATCTTTTTTATCGCCATTCTTATGATCAACGTCCAATTGACAAGGATGAACAGGGGTAAATCCACAAAATTCACACTCTTTGCCTCTTTGTTTCTTCCAGGGGGTTTTACGCTTGGCATCATAGCAGCAAGAACACACGTTTTTCCATTTTCGTTTGCCACTTTGAATGCCACTGGACATCGCTGGTCTCCCACATATTTTACACGATGGTCGCATGTATTTTCCCCTGTTGTTATTGCCACTCGCTATATTTTGCGAGACTATTCATAATTTGCTACTTATCTGGCCTGTAACGCAACAAAATGAGACAAAGTGGGCGTCCCTTTATAGGGAGTTAACGGTGTTGCCCGCAAAGGCTGACCATCGATCCGAATGACGAACTTCAGCACTTGTTCATCCTGAAGAAATCGGACATGAATGGATGTCTCTGCACGCATTCCACCCTTCTGAGAAAGAATATACCCATTCAGGTCAGCCAGAACAATGTCTCCAACATCGCCCAGCGCCGATGCCTGCTCAATCGGAATAACAGGACGGCCCAGCAAAGATCCATAGGGAGCACCGGAAATTCCACCAGCCGGAACATATACAAGCTGTCCACCAGTACCGACAGCAATGGACATCGTGTAAAGCTGAGGCAAGCACATTTGATTGACGTACCAGGCAGCATTCAGGTAAGAAGAAGCAAATATTCTGCTCGACATATTGATCACGTTCTGAGCGAGAATCGTATCCGCTTTTTGACCAGGTTCTTTATCTTGAGTAACCAATGCACCGGAATTTAAAATTCCAAGTGCTTCGCCTGTTCCCGTTCCCCGGAAAATTAAATCATCGGTCATGAACGCAGCTTCAGAAGGAAACATGGAACGAACGTATCCTTCCAGCGCCGGAGCATCCTGAAGCAATTCTTCAGTCAAATAACAAAGACCGATATGCTTATGAAGATTCAATTCGATCTTGCGGAATTTCGGCTTCGACTTCGTGGCTTCGTCTGCTTCATCAGCCTTGTAGAATGTAATTCCACCTTGACGAGAACCAGTGGCGCGGCTTGTCTCATCCACTCCATTGATCTTGATAGAATTGGCATTGCCGGAAATCGGTTGGTGCCTACATTTCGGAGCCAAAATAGCCATTGCTTCAGTAGCCATCAGCAATTCGGGAACGAAATCTTGCTGCACCAGGAAACCACCATCGGACTGTACCGATTCGCTCATACCCGATGCTGCTGCATTAAACAGCCTGGGATCGATACTCCCACCCTGGCGACCAGCATTGACGACAGCGATCAACTGCTGCCCCAAGGAATTGAATTTCTCTTTGTCAGGACGCGCCGGAGGCTGAAGAGTGGTATCAACTGTTTTGCGATCTCCCGGTTTGGCGATCATGTTAGCGATACGATCCTGACGATCCAGGGTGTTAATGGTATTGGTGTATTCCTCCACCGTATCCATGATTTCATTTTTGATCGTCAACTCAGATGTGGACAGGTCACGATTTTCTGCGGTTGCCTGAGCATCCATTTGGTGGACTTGATCCATCAACGCTTTTACTTCTGTTCTGTACTGCCCAATAGTTTTCATAATAGCAATCTCCCTAAATTTTATTTTTTTGTTTACTTAACCCTTGCTGCTGGCCAATTTCGCCCTGATCAGCAAATCGGCAGTCCGATCTTTCGTTGCTTTTGGTTGCTCGGCAGGCGGAGGAGGATCAATCACAGCATCCCGTTGCGGAGGCGAATCAACATCCCGATGATCGCCATTTTCCTCGTCCTTCTCTTTGTAACCATTGGCAAGAATATCTTTTGCCTTTTTATTACTGAACCCTACATCCCGTAGGGCTTTTTCAACTGTTCGCTTAGACTGTTTCTGATTTCGCAATTTTAATGATTCAGGAACTTTTGCAAAAACAGATAAGTCATAACTTCCCTCCACTGGCTCACCACCGTAAATGCGATCTACTAAGCCAACCTCCATCGCTTCTTTTGCTGCGAACCATGTTTCGGCATCCATCCAACTCATAACGTCTTCAAGTTTCTTTTTGCACTTGCCGACATAATCATTGGCGATTGATTCATTTAATTTTTCATGGAGAGATACTTCCTTACCGATATCAATGAGCAATTCATTGAGATCATCTTTATTGAAGTATCCAAGAATATCCATGAAGCTCATCGCATTGTGGATCATAATAAATCCACCATCGACAATTTCTATTTCATCGCATCCCATTAATAGAAAGCTGGCAGCAGAGGCAGCGATTCCATCGACATGCCCAATGACTTTCGCTTTATGCTGCATAATTGCTGTCTTGATTGCTCTTGCCGCAAAGATATCCCCGCCACCAGAATCAACACGAAGATGGATTATGTCGGTTGTTATTTTGTTAAAGTCTTTCACGAACTCAAGATGGTCTATTCCGAAATAACCACCAATGTCACCGTAGAGATAAACTGTTGATTCATTCTTGGTTGTTTTATCTTCAACGTTACCTCGGTTATGGACTGATCTCTCCGATGTTTTACGGGTGATTAACATCTTGCTCCTCCTTTTCACCAAGCGATCTATCCTTGGGTGAATTTTTTTTTGCCATTAAATTATCAATGTATTCTTTAACTCTGCTGAGGGGTATCATGTTAAGCGGTACAAAGTGTTCATCCCCTCCATCAATGGGATCTAAATTTTCTTTTTCACGAATATCATTTGAACTCATCGCTCCCAACTGAAACATAATACGGTAATAAGCTGCTCGATCCTTGGAATTTCCACGAAGCAGACCGTCAACATTGTGATGGAAATACATCATCTGTTTTATTTTCTGAGGATCGGTAAGCATCTGAAGATCATAATTTTGCTCAAACCTGATCAGCCAGGGAAGAATAGTATCGGTAACAAAAGATATCTGCTCACTCTCAATGTTGTTAAACGATGATCGTGTGAGATCTTTGAGCTTGTGAGGCGGAAGATTGAACCAACGTGCAATTTCAGGAATTTGAAATTGCCGGGATTCAAGAAATTGACCGTCTTCTGGCGGAATACCTATTTTTTCTAATTCCATTCCTTCTTGCAGTAAAAGAACTCTATTGGAATTCGACAAACCACTATATTGTGAAGAAAACGATTCCATGAATGTCTTTGGATCTTCTAATGTGCGGGGATGTCTAATTGTCACGTCAGGATGAGTTCCTTGACTAAAAAAAAGAGATCCGTAAGTCTCCATAGCCATGCTAAGGCCAATTGATTTCCTTGCCAGATTAATAACGGAATAACCCATGAATCCATCGAAGCCGAGTCCGGGGATATGAAGAATATTTTCTCGGCCTAATTCAATTTCTTTGCTACCAACAGTAATCACATAGATAATATTTCCATCCTGCATCTTAGGTTTTACTCTGTTAGGAGGGATGGGCCACAACTCAGTAATTTCTCCGCTATAGGGACTGACAACCTTTTCAGCGTAACAATTACCCCAGGTAAGGATATGCGCCGCCATTACCTCCCGGCCTACTTGAGCGGTCATCAGAGGGTTAAATTGGCTATGCATCACGCGAAAAAGTGGATTCTCGATAACTTGTACTGTTTTTTTATTGCTTTTGCGGAGAAGGTGTAACGGCAATGTTGAAATGGTGCCGGATATTAAAGATACAGCATTCCAGACAGCGGAATAATTGAGCGCAGTAAACTCATTAACATTCTCACCGGAAAGAGATTGTGACCCAATCAGGTTCCAAAGTGACGGATTCCAGGCTTTCTCATCAGTCACGGAAAGGTTCTGAATTGCTTTTGGCCTGGGTAATCGGTTTACTAAACCCATTTATCCTACTTTTGATGCATATATCTACCCATTTGATATGCCCTTAAAATTATTTTGGGGAATGCCAGCAGGGTTTACCGGCTTTATCGGGAGCTACCCTATCCCCAAAAAAAATAGTTATCTCAATTTGCTTTCGGAGGCATGAGATAACCAACTGCCATCAATAATACTCCGCAAACTGTATATGCTATCCACGGATTCAGAAGATATAAGCCGTGAAATAGCATTCCCAGCCCGATATATACAAAAAAATCACGAATATCGAACGAATTGACGATTCGCTGAAGTCGTGATTTTACCAAAGATATAATTTTTTTTATTTTCACATCATAACCATATCTAAGTTAACCAACTTTAAAAAATCCGCTTAGTTACTTATCTATGGTCTTTGGAAGGGCTTTTGTTCTTTTTTTTTGATGTCTGTTAGAACTATTGTTCTATACTATTTGATGGAATAATGCATAAAAAAAAATAAAAAGTCAAGTTTTTTTATAAAGTATGGGTAATTTCATTCGTTTTATCCCCATTGTTCAGCCATTGCATCTGCTATTCCTGTAAATGTTCTGTTTCTTAGATCTTGTCTGTCCTGCCCTAACTTTGGCCTTGCATACCACTCCGGCATTGTCTTCCCAGATTTTAGCATCATGCGTGGTTCTTCTTCTACAATATTTGTCGGAGTCAATAAGGGTAAATTCTTCAGCCACAAACAGGTTTTCTTTGATTCCTTATGCCCGAACCAGAACGGTTGAATTATCTGATCGGGTTTTCTAAGCTCTGTACTCATGCAACCCACGGGATTCTCTATTGCTATTCTCGGTATGTTGCAATTGTATAGCTTTATAAAGAAATCTATTGCTTCCTGTCTGGCCTTTCGTCTCGCCCCCCCCACTAATGCTCCAGATTTTCTCTCGGGCTGATCTTTTAACCATTTGTTTGCTGTGACTGTAAGGTAAGTGCAAGGCGGGTGAGCAATCATCATATCCCATTCATCGTTGAGTATTTCCAAAACATCCCCTTGAATGTGTTGCCCTAGAATCTCCGTTGGTAGAAGATCACACGACCACGCATCATGCCCCTTTGCTTTAAAAGCCTCTCTGACGATTCCCGAAAATTCACAGGCTATAAGCACTCTCATTTTTACTTTCACCATTCCTATTTTTATTTTTATAAAGTATGGTCATCATCAAGTAAATAATCACCGCCAATTGGAAATTCTAACCCATTCGTAGAGATTGACCCAGTTTTATTAATGGTGTCTTTGATAAATATTATATCATCTTGATTGTTAAGAAATTCTTCAGCAAAACGAAAATCAAAACCTTTAGTGTTTATCCAAAACTGAGTGAATCGTTCCTGGCGAATTGACTTTTTATTCACACTGGCTTACCTTTCACACCCCAAGGATTGCGAATAATCCCCTTTTTTAACGGTTTCGGCTTACATTCATCACGCAAATTGGCTCTAATCGGCAAGGTTATATTACTTAATTTACAATAGCGCCGGAGAGTGTCCGGGTCTATCCCTATTGCCCCAGCAGTTAGTGACACTGAATATCCATCTACAAAAAATGATGTAATCAATTCCTTAACTGAAATATTGTCGAACGATTGGGATACTCGTTTTTTCCATTCATACTTGGAGTAAATAGAACAGTTAGTCACTTCTCAACCCTTATTTTCATAGTTATAGTTGTGGGGATGGATTCAAGGTCAAATAAGCTTATAATTGATTTCTTATTGACAGTTATTGACCCAATAATTACCGGGCGCTCCTGCTCGTGGTATGTAGCAGTGATATCGCCAAGGGTTTTTAATTCGAATGTGCGAGTGGCTATTGTCATACTACATTTCCCCTCTTAACATTTTATCTATCTCTTCTTTAGTCTTCCCATCGTAAATACTTTTCTTCTGGGTATCATCCAGTATTCCACAAGCCATGACCGTAGATGTAGTTCCATCAACTCTCCCAGATGATTTCTTTTTACTTACTTTCCTGAATCCATCTTCATCGGCAATCATAATTGTATTGGCTATATTCCACGTCAGACAAGGGTTTCCAGGATGTTGCATTGTTTTATTAGTCATTAATAATTCAAATTTTTCAATCGCCGGAGACATGCTTTTTGCTTCCTGTCCAAAAGGCATCATGCGTATTCCGATATTCCCTTCAAATTTCCATTCACGCTTTTCTTTATCCCACTTACCAATATTTAATTCGATGCCTGCCTTGCTTGCAAATTCGATTAAATCCTTCATTCTGCTTCGATCATATGCAATGCCAACTATTTTATCTCTATAAGGTGACTCGGCAATGAACTTTACTACTTCTGACTTGCTGATTGCTGGTCCTGGGGAGGCAATTACATATTTATTTTCTACCCAGTTGATATAAGGAACATGATCTATTTCTTCTTTACGTTTAATGCCTTCTTTGGGTATCCAGAACCAAACTTTCAAGCGCCAGAATTGATCAAACCATTTGCGATCTGATTTTTTCCAGATGCCATCAACTTTTTCCATTTCCACATATCCAGGTTCGAACATCAAAGCTAAAGCAGTCAAATCACTCACTGCCGATAAATCTAATCCTCCCCAGCAGCGCCTACCGATTAATAGTTCTTCAGGATAGTCTTTGTCCTGACATGCCATCCAAAGTTCTTTGGAAATCGCCGGAGACTCCGATTCCGTCCACACACAGAAACATAATCTCTTAACCGTGGACATCTTGGACGGTAATCCCCGCGCCTCATTAATTTGTTGTCTGATATAATCGTATCCAGGCAGTCCGTATTTTAAAGATGGATTTACTTTGGGCCAGAGCGATTCATCTTCAAGATAATGGTCATCCTCATTACCTTTAGCATCAACAAAATCTTCCGGGTCAAGGGAACAGATATATGCAAAAAATTCATCGTAACTATCTGGTAAAATTAATTCACTGACTGCTTTCCGACCCATTTCATGATATTCAAAACAGACAGTGGTTACATCGTAGCCAGAATTGGTAATCATGAAAGATAAAGGTTGCCTGCGCCACTTGAACCCGGCACGAAGCATTTCAATTACATTGCCATCTGGATGTTCGTGGATCTCATCGAGTAGGGCTACATGAGGACGTGGCCCAGACTGACCTTTACGTTCAGAAGATATTACCCGGAAGAATGATCCGGTTTGGAGATAAGCTAAATTCCATCGCTTCTCACCAACACCTGAAGCAATAAGACGTTCCTTGAGCATTGGGGATTGATCGTAAAAGGCGACAGCATCACGAAATAACACCATCGCCTGAGATTGATAAGTTGCTGCTGCATAGATCTCTGCTCGTGGTTCATCGTCGGCTACCAGACCTTTGATGCCTACCGATGCTGCGAGGGGTGATTTGCCAGAATTTGCTGTTGGAATTAAATTCTTTCCTGCTAAAAATAAATGATCATCGCTATCGACTGTTATGCATCGAACTGGAATTGAAGGTACCGGAATACAATCAACAATCATTCTTCCTTCACTCAATGCTCTTGTTCTAGGTCTGCTTGCAAGGTTATTTACTTTCCTCAAAAGTCGTACTGGGGGGAATGACTTATACGCTTGAAATACAACCCTCCATCTCCGACCTACTTCTTTCCCTTTTAGGCAAGCAGCACTTTCCCTTACTACGCATTTAAAACCAAGGGTATGCAACAACTCCAGAACATCATCGATGAGTTTTTTATTGCATAAAGTTATCTCACAGTGACCATTTTTAGCAACATGACCATCTGTATCCATAAATCCCTGAAGCAAAGAAAGTCGCTGTGCCTTACTGGATCGAAAATAATTGATAGGAATATGTTTGTATCCCAATAAATTATTTTCTCTAAGAATCGCTTGAAAACTTTTATTTCTAGCTTTTTGGCTGCGATCACCACCCAATACAACTCTCGCCGTTGTATCAGATTGTCTTGCTCTCTCGTTTACAGCCACACCATCTTTTTTTATCTCGTCAATAATTTGCCAATCAGAATAAGCAACCGTTACTCTTGCGTCATCGGTATTCCCATCACCCAGCCAAACACCAAGGGTGTAAGGAGGAAGTGGTAAATCAATTTCTGGCAACTCTAGGGCAGGAGCAACATCGATTCTATGGTTCCATTTCGCTTGAGGATGTTTACTACTTGACTCTGCCATCTTAAATGTTTTGTAAATAAATTCGGTATTTCTTTTTATATCACTTAATTTTTCATCATAATGCGGTCCGTCTTTTCTACCTGTCCTTAAAGATGATATCTTCCATTCATGTTGGGCATCGGCAATGATCTCATCCCCATCAGAAAATTTTAATTTATAACAATCATGATTATGGAAAATAGAGCTTACACCAATAACTGTTGTTGGCTTACCGTGAGAATTAAATACTCTATCGCCTGTTTTAATTTCTCCCATAGTTGTCCAACCATCGACAGTTGCAATGGGAGTATCGAGGGCTAATGGTCCTTTTGCCGTTTCTATATATACAACTCTGAAGCGCCTGAAAGCTTTTACTTCCTTACCTTCAGCATCTATCCACATTAAAGGATTCTTATCTTCGTCGTCTTCACATTTTATTTCACGTTTAACTCTTTTACAGTCAGGGGGAATTCGCAGCCACCCATAAATAGATCCATAAACAAATGCTTCCCAATCGAAGAGAATGAATGGTTTGCCTTCAAACTGCCCACCGTTGAGTTTTAGACATTCTTCTGGGAATGCAATTGCTTCAGCAGCTTCCCAAGGATCGTAATAAAATCCTCGTGACTCTGCTGTTTCAAGATCGCGGAAATGACGAAGGCAGGCATCACGGACAAGTGGACCAGCGATTATTCTTCCGTCGATAACATCCTGGGCATATTGTGTTGTGCGATCAATGCCCATCTTTGATTTCCCCATCGCACATTTCTCGATGGACATTAATAAACGAATCCTTAGATACCTGCAATGCGTCTGTGGTGTCCACTTCTATTTTGTGAACATGACCACAGAGCACACAAGTAAGGATGTCGATGACAAGTTTTGTTTTGATGTTTTCTTCAGTATTTGGCATCATTATCGCCATGATCACCAATCACAATGAGGTTGGAATTTCGTTTCAAAGTTTCTTCTGTTGGCCCCTCTTTCTCCGGTTTCTTCGTATCAGTGGGGTCTTCTTCACTGGATGCAAATAACAATTCATCGGTATTGGCAACATGCTTTCCGCAATTGTCACACACGATCACAGGCTGTTGGACAAGCAATTCCTGACCATTGGGAGATACCACTGCCGGAACAGTAAATAAGGCCATACCTGCTTTGAAGATGGAGCCACCGCAACCACATATTCTCTGCTTGGCTAAAGATAAGTCAATTTTCATTCCTTGTTGCTGAGCCTGTGCTCCATGGTATAACGGTCCTCCTGCTGCTAAACGTCTCATTTTTTCACCCATTGTAATTTGTCTCCTCTCGATTTTTTTAAGATGATTGGTTATTAAATGTATTTTAATATATTGTCAAGGATTATTTTATATAAATAACTTTAGATCCTTTTTTTAAATTTTCTATTGCTTCTAATGGCTGAAGATTATCTAGGGACCAACACTCTCTGAAGCTGTCATCATCAGGGGTTTTAAAATCAAAAAAAGAAACTGGCAATTTATGGTCTATATGCCAATAACTGCCGTAATTATCCCAATTTATTTTCCCAGTAAATTGATTTTCGAGATGATTTTTTAACTGATCAACTGTGTACCCAACCAGCTTTTCCCAACTTCTGCAATTTTTACTACCGCTAACTAATGACCTATGGACTCCACGACTGATATTACAACTTAATTTTCCCTTAGCCGTGTTTCTTATCTTTTGGTTAGTTTTTCGACCATTAATTTGTTTTTTACCTCTATTGTTTTTAGCCCAATTATTGTTTCTTTCTCGTATTTGTATTAGATTATTTTTACGACGCTTAAGATAATATCCTTTGGTAATATCTTTGTGGTTTTCTCTCCATTTTTTCAAATATTCTTTTCTGTGTTCAGCATTTTCTTTATTCCATAAAGTAATCCTCTCCTTTACACACTCCTTACATTCATAATTTATTTTTCCACCATTTTTCTTTTTGTAAAAATCTGATTCTTCTTTTTTATTACCACAGGAATCACAACAAATAACCATTATTTGAAAAACCTCGATTGTTTATCCTTCTTATTACCTTTTGGTCTAGCAGTCACCTTTGTTTGTGAACTTGGTGTCATGCCAAACTCATTGGCAAATCTCCTACACTCCTGAGCGCATTTCAATGCAATATCCACCCACGGATTTTTCTTACTGGATGTATAATATTTCTCCGGGACCACTTCACCAGGCTTATCGTCTTTTGGGCTTCCCATTTTCCCGCGCCGAATATCTTTCACAATAGTTATTACCTCTCCCTGTTCCGCTATCATACGTTCAGCGACGATCCATCGACCATATAGCTGGCAATACTGAGCAAGCGTTGCTCGGTTGATCTGGGCAATTAATCCAAGCACTTCCAATAGGGGGGTTATCCTTTCCCATTCAATTTTTGCGTCTGTGGATAACTCTACTGGGCATTCTGGGATCTCCACGTCAGGATCAGGCTCGTTTAAATTGGCAGTTTTGGGCTTATATGTCCCCTCAAGCACTTTCAAATTCGTTGGTTTCCCTGGATTTGGCATAATTCATAGTCCTCCTTTGAGAAATAAGTACATTAATTTCTGCAACATATCAATAGAACGATTGTTCTATTGGAAAAATCTGAAGCAAATTTTTGCGCGTTAGGC